ATAGTTCCCGCAGATGCAAACCCGGCAGTTGAACCAACAACAATAGCCGCAGTTGAACCTGAAGTTGGTATAGCGTTGGTTAAAGTTGTATACCCATCTTGATGAAACGCCCCATAGGGGAACTGAAGCAATGCCCCACCAGTAGTGGTTGTGAAAAGTTGGTTGAAGTTTTGTAATTGGTTGAAATACAGACGCAATACGTTTGAATATTGCTCTTGAAACCCTTCACTATATTGTGGTGGAGTTGCAGGCAGGCGAGGCTGTTGCGGCGCAATTAGCGGCTGGATTTTAAATTGTCTAGTAGTAGCCATCAGCGTCTTCCGTCCGGACGTATATCAATACGGGGAACACCAAGTTGCCACTGCACGCCAAGACCTTCAGTAGTTGAACCCACTGTTCCTGAACTTACTTGGAATGCCATTTGACGACCACGAATCCGTACATAAACTTGCTGTGTGAATTGCTGAATAGCGTAGGTACGTTGACCTTGGTAATTTTGAGTACTGATAACTGATGGATCGTTTGAACTCCCGTAGTTTGCACCGGGGTTAGCACGGGGTAGAACAGTGAACATAGCATTAGGCTGATTCACATATGAGCCGTCAAAGGTTAAGTCAGGGATCAAACGCCACACAAAACCATAATTGTGTCCGTCCCCAATATCAAAGTCAGAAGAAGTAACTGATGCAACGATAGGAGTCGCTGGATTGACTGTGCCATCGTCTGTTCCGCTTTCATGGTAAACAACTAAAGCATTTGACGTGCCCCCCGGCGTGCCATATACAGCAGCCATTGGGTATGCACGAAGCGGGCTATCAAGCCATGCAGTGCGCCCTTGGTATGTTGTGCCAGTGTATGTACTCCAGTCACCGTAGTACCAGACATTATCCAAGTAGTTGTAAATCACATAACGGTCAATAACGTCCGAGGTAGATGAACAATATTGCCACCACACCTCGTTATAACCTTCATTTGTACCGCACATAAACTGAGATGACTGAGTTAAGTTGATATCGGTGTAGACATACTCACGCAAGGTTGACGGAAGCGTATCCACCTTACCGGAATAAACATAGAACTTATCTGTGCCCATCCAGTATGTAAGGTTGTTTGCAGTGGTAACTGCATTTGGGCCTGCAATTGAGATATTAGCGCCCATGATCTGGAAGCCCCACACATAGGGGGGGCCGAGGTACTGCATGGAATAAACTGCGGTATCAGTCCATACCAAAATCTCTTGTCGGGTTTGCACAGCGGTAATAATTTGAGAGCCATTACTCAAACGATAACTACCAGCTTGGTTGGTAGTCTGTGGGTACCATGTAGCAAAACTTTCTTGGTCAGACCATGCGATAAATAATGGGTCTTGAGTTGTACTACCAGCAACAGCATCATTACAAGCAAACGCAATAACAAACCGTGAAGCGTCTGAAACCAACACTAAATTAGCTACTGAAGGACAATAGTTGTCTACCGTTATCGTGCCAGCTTTAGTGACAATGGATTGAGCTGGGCCAAGATATACCCCACGATTAATTGTGTTTGAACTGGCGCTATTTGCCCAATAATACAGCGCACCGCCCCGGGGATTAAAGATCAAATCTTCACCGAAGTTTGCTTCAGACCATAGACGCAATTGTTGACCAACACTCTGGCTCGCTGGGGCGGCTTGCCCCCAACCAGTAAATGTAGTGGATTGCACAACCGCCGCACCGTTTGCATGGGTGGTAGCTGCGCCTGATCCAGTGCCGTTGACTCCACGAGTACAGCCAGTGAATGTTGTAGCGCCTATACCTGTATAACTAATAGTCTCTTGGTCAATCAAGATATTACCAGTCGTAGAAAATCCTGTTGTAGACGTAACAGTGACTGTAGTATTTGAATTTGATAATGTGCCACCAGCCACTGCGGTTGTTACAGCGCCATCAACAATACCACCCCACGTACCAGCGCCCCAGCCTACGTTCTGGGTATAGATTGCATTACCGGAAGTAATTTGATAAGTGCCAACAACAGACGCACCGCCGTTTCCTGAGTCACCAGCACTTGCTGCAACTGAAGACTGAATAGTGTATTGATTAGAACTGAAATAAGTAATTTGAAACTCAGCATTGAGGATCGTAGCTGTGATGTTGCCGCCCAAAGAAACTGCGCCGCTGAAAGTTACAAAGTCACCAGTCTGCGCACCATGCCCCGCATCAGTGACAGTAATTGTTTTAGATCCATTAGAAGCCGCAAAGGTAATCTCACCTGCGGTAGTGGTAGCGCGTATCGGTGTTATATCGTAATAGTACCCGTTTGTACCAACCTGAAGATAATATTTAAGACTCGTACCCACCGCAAGTAGGTTAGAACCTGACAAATTTATCCAATTCCATAGAGTACGGGCAACACCCCATAGTGTTCCAGTAGTTGGTTTATACGCCGATGTATATGTACCTGTATCTTTTGTCCATCCGCCTATTTTTTCTGGCTGCCCCGAGCGAAATCGAATCTTGTTAGAAGCATAATACCCACCCTCGTTGGCATACGAGGTACTTTCTCTATTTGTACCAGCACGAAGGGCAATTTTCTGTAAAGGCATTTTTAACCCACGTTGCGTTCAAAGTGAGGGCAGTCTACAAGATTGGAAAAGTTACCACCCCAACGATTCTTTGGATGTAGGGATTCCCAGTATGCACCAAGCGGGGCAATGATTGCCTTATCCCAAATGATTTTTCCATCCTTGAAGAAATTCAAATCTATTGCGCATCGCTTTAGATGGATGGAATTCATGGTCTTAGACCGCCCTGTCTTGAAATATATTGCTTGCTGTTCTGGCGTACGGGCGAGTTCTCCACCGGTCACCACAAACCCTTGGTCTGTAGCATATTGGATTAGCTTGCACATGTCCAGCAAAAACGCGGCTTGTTCAGTGTTTAAGCTCATTTCTTCCTCATTTCTGCCAGCTTTTCAACCGTGCGTCCACCAAAATAAGCGCCCATGATTAGCATACCCCAGTTACCCAGCAGGGTGACATAGGACTCGTTGGCGTTGTAATCAAATGCCGACATCATGGCGAAGAGAAAATAACCCGCAAAGATGGCAATTAGGCTCATAGGGCGGATGTTCTTGGACAGCCAAGAGTCACTGGACATATCCGCTTCCCAACGGTCTGTGATGTTGTCGGCATCGCTTTGGGCGGCTTTGGCAAATAATTCAAGCTCAGCCAACTCCATCTTGGCTTTCTCTATGCCCAGCTCAATCAGGCGCTCTTCATGCTCAAACTGAAGCTGGCGCAATTTGCTGACATCTTCTGCGGTTGGTGTATCAGGGATCTTTACCCCAAGGGTTTTCTCTACCACCTCTTTGCCCTTGGCTTGGATGGCGCTGGACAGCAGACCAAGGCCGTTTTCGGCAAGACTACCGAGGAGGGACGCGACTATTGGAATCATCTCTTTCCTTTCGTTCAAGCTCTCGCCTGAGTTTTTCTACCTTTTCTACCTGAGCCTGCGCTTCCTTTTTGGTTTGAAGCACATCCATGTACAACATCCCAAGAAGCGGAAGCATTAACACTACCAGAATACAAGCTGCTATCCAACCCATCACTGTTTCCCAATCCTGTACAAGAGGCCGAGGAGCAACCACATATATAGGAGGAATAGGAAAGTCGCTAGCAGATACGCCTGCCTTTCCCTTAGAAGCCGCTCTTCCTCCTTGCGTTGCCATGACTCATCATCCCGTTTTTTCCTTGCTTTATCCTGCTCCGCCTTAATGACATCCCGCATCTCAAACACTCTGGAGTACAGCGCGCCCATTTCAGGCGGGGCTTGATACACCATTGCTTCTCTTATCTCCGTTTCCAGTAACGCCATCTGGTCTTGTGCCATGATCCGCTTCAGCGCGGCTTCCATTAAGTTGGCATCAGGGTCATAGACGTTTTTGCTTTTTTCTTCCTCTTCCCTTATATGCTCTGCAAGCTGTTCTTGCAGTTTGAAAAATTGAGTAAGCTGGGTGACAATGTCTGCCATGACTTGGGTTTCGTCAACGGCAACATAGGCTTCCTTTTTCGCCACAGGCTTGGGCGCGGCTGGTTTGGCTTCTGTCCCGAAGAGCTTTGCCCAGAATCCTCTGACTGCTTTAACATCTGTGACAACTTCATCGACAGTCTTCTTGATCTCCATGAAAGACGTTTTGGCGTCTTTGTACAGCTTGCATCCCTGCTTGATAGCAGCAACACAGGCATTGGCAGCAAAGAGGATAGAGAGAGGATCAATTTTCTACACTCGGGTTAATGATTGCAGTTGAAGTTTCTTTGTCTATCACCAACACACCTTCGCAGGCGACATTCCAGTCATCTCCTGTTTGTTCGCTACGTGAAGGCACATTGAGTTGAAAGTTTTTAAACAGATACTCTTTCCCATTTTCAAACACACGCCAAACGTGCTCAAGTGACCCCCTACCGGGAAGACCACGAGTTTTGTTATAGCGTATTAAAAATTTGTTCATATCACTTCTGCGGGTGGCGGTGTATATGCAAGGGGTTGCGCATACATACTGAAGTGAAGAAATCTAAAAGGGTGTTCTGAACGGTTCCTACTAAAAGAATGTGGAAGCCACGCATTTGCTAGAATTAAATCCCCAGCTTTACATTCAAAATTTATCATCCCGCTGGCTGCCGTAGCCAAAACCATATCCCTTTCAGGTAAATCTGACATTACTTTTCCGGGGCGGGGATCATGGAATATCGCACGGGGGCAATTTTCTGGCGTATCAATAAAATAAAACCCCACCATATGCACATTTTTGTGTATATGTTGTTCCATTGAAGAATTTTTGCCGTGTTCTTGCATCCACATTTCAGTCACATGGGTTGTAAACCCATCCATTGCATACCCTTGATGATTCAACACATCCCATGTTGCCTGCGCTATAAAGGAACCAAAGTCCAATAAACGAGCATCTGCAAAAATATTAGCTGACATGAGTAGAGGGTGTATTTCGTCCGTCTCTTTATTTCTGTCAATGTACTCCTCTGCAACTTGCCGCGCAATATCAACAAATTCGGGCTTTTCTATTTTATAGATAGGGCTACAAAAATAATTGAATTCGTTCATCAAACTACCTTTTTTGGCTTAGGTTCTGGAGGAAAATTATCTAAAGCAACTACTGCATCTAATCCTACAAATGCAATTAAATCTTGTTGTTGCGTTGCCAAAAGTTGCAAGGCGGCTTCTGTGCCTGTAACAGGGATATGCTGGGGATTTACATCACAAAACAAATTGTATATAACATCCGTATTTGCAGGTTCCGTTGTTATGTCACAAACTTCCCAAGTTTCATCGCCACTTTCGTCCACAGAAATCAATTTTGTTTGTGAAAAATGCTGTGCCCATAAATCACTGTTCTTATAGTTCTGTAACGTAATAGCAAGTTGTTGATTGGCGGCATCAATATCCCCAACCAACCAAGTTGCATTTTTAAAATTATAGGTTTCACCTCTTTGTTGAGCGGCACTATCTGGAGCAAAATAATATGGCCCAATTGTTTCAACGCCTTTGACCAGATAAGTAGTAAAAGTAGTAGTTGTCACGATACACTCCCATAAACTCTAGTAGTGCAACCGCTAGTCCAAGTAATTGTTTTTGCGTTTAGCGCAACTGCTTTACCGCCAGCACCTTGGCCTCCGTTATTAGCCGATCCACCACTTGCGCCCCATCCACCGCCGCCGCCGCCTCTATAAACATTTCCTCCTGCGCCTGCGTTATTGGATGATCCACCCGCTCCACCACTGCCATTAGCAGTCCAACCACCTCCGCCGCCAGAACCGCCGCCTTTGCCACCACCTTTCGAGGGATTGCCAGCACAAGGAGTAAGTCCACCAGCACCGCCTGTGCCGGGGAATATTCTTCCGCCACCACCTCCCGACGTAAATATTGTTGGGCAACAATAAGGATAATATGTACCATTACCACCAGATGCGCCTACACCACCGCCAGAACCTCCCCCTGCTGGGCCATTTGGTTGAGCAGAGCCGCCCCCTGCCCCTGCACCGCCGCCAGCAAAGTAATTAGTACATGAACAACAAGTATGAAAATTAAAAAATCCTTGTGCTCCGCCACCACCTCCGCCGCCAATATAAGCCGCCGCATTGGTATTGTTAACAGTTGTTGGGTATCCCAAACTTAAAGCCGTACCACCGGGAGCGCTTAAACAACTTGTTCCGCCCATACCCATGATAAATCCGTTATTTACCAACGTGACTACGTCACCAGTAGCGCCGCCAGTTAAGCTTAAACCAGGTGTTGCTGTGCTTGTCGAATATAAATAAATGCCTGGATTTACTGTGATAGTGACACAAGTTATTCCTGCTGAATAACCACTTATTGAAGACATAGCCAAAGAAGCATTTGCAGTGTTTGATGCGAATGTATATGAGGCAGAAACCCTGTTTGATTTTCCATAAAAACTGGAAAGCGAAATTGTTGTCCCGGCAGTGGGAATACCAGCCAATGTTCGATACGAAGCTTGGTTGATGTTGGCTGCGGTTGCGCCGGGCTGCCCAAGCTCGACATTAATTGCATTAAAGGATATTGCGCCTGATGCTGGTAAGGTCATTGTTTACTCCTTATGGTGTTCCGTATGCAGTAATGTCCAACAACGCAACAAAATTGCCGGTTGAGTCCAAAGAGGCTACGTCTGTGCCGTTGTAACTAAAAACAAGTTTTGTACCTGAAGGAGCCACATTCCATCCCGCAGCGTTTGTTATCTTTGTAGCATTAGTAGCATTCGTAACGGCTGTTGTTCCTATTTGCGAAACAATATTTGCCGCAGTTGCTACTGCAATTGCGCCAGTACCTGCGCCTTTGAGTAATGATCCAGAAGTAAATGTAGCCGCGCCTGTGCCACCATTTGCAACACCTAACGTGCCACCTAAAGTTATCGTACCTGAACTTGTGATTGGGCCACCAGAGGTTGTTAAACCTGTAGCGCCTCCTGATACGTCTACGCTTGTAACAGAACCTGCATCAGTCTTATAGAAATTCGTACCATCACTAAAAGCAAAATATTTATATCCATTAGGTATTGTTAATCCTGTACCTGCTGCGGTGGTATTACCAATCACAGTTGAGTTGTACAAAGTCATTGAATAACCACTGTTGTTATAGATGATGTATGTCTTGGAGACAGGTGGCGCATACACCGAAAAAGCAGCGGTAGTTGTAGTTGTGAAACGTAAAAATGCGTATATTGATTGATTTAATGACGCTGTTGATGTTGCGCCATTGATGTATGTTAAAGCTTGGTTTGCAGCTGTAACACTGACTGTCTGGTAGCCCGCTATTGCAGTATCTAGCAAATATGCAAGATTGTTGTCAGTGGTTGTGCCCCACGTACCTGCTTGGTCGCCAGAACCAATCAGTTCAATACGTAGGCTGTTTGAGTATGTACTGCTCATTTAAGTTCCTTTGCAAGTGCCTCAAGTTTATCGTCAAGTTCTTTGATTGCCGCAAATGCCAAGGCACACATCTTTTGATAATCTACCGCCAAAGTACCATCTTCTTTAGTGCGTGTACCCAATGGAAAGTGTTCTTCAACTTTTTGGGCGATATGACCAAAATCCGATTTGCGGATGAAATAACCATCTTCACCACCATGGGACTCAATGTATTCTTCTGTCCAGTCAAATAACTGCCCGCCAATTGCTTTGACCTTAATTAAAGCATCGGGTATATCACGTATATTTTCTTTGAATTTAATATCTGATGTGTAATAAGCAGTGACGTTATTGGTTGCCCGAATCTCGCCAGCGGTGGTTGAACCAGCAGTGCCAACACCAATAGAGTTGAACTGTGAGTTTTGTGATGTACTTGTAAATGTAGCCGCAGACCCTGTTGTATTTTGGTTTAATGTGGGTACATCAGCCGCTTGAATTGTATTCATCACTACGTTAGTGCCATTACCACGTAGATATGAGCCACTTGTAACTGCGCCAGCAAACGCATTCATCGCTAACTGTGCAGTGGTTGTGCCTGAGCCTCCGTTAGCAATCGGAAGAACTGAACTGTTAGAGGCGGTTAAAGTTGTACCATCTGCATATACTGAACGGCTGGATGGGTAAGTACAAAATACATTTTTTGTACCTGCTGACAAACTAACCAATGACCCAGCATTACTTGAGGCAAGGACGGTAGTTCGAGCAAGGGTTGTTCCAGATGAAGTATATGTACCAATACCAACTTCCCATTCGGTTGAGGTTGGGCTAGAAATTGTGTAATAGGTTGTATTTCCGTTACCTATAGCCGCAAATGTTTGATACCCTGTTACAGCACCAGCAAGCGTAAGCGTACCCGTACCGGTTGTAACGGTGGTTTCCTGTACCCTATCTTTAAGAACGAGCGCCATGTTTTACCTCTTTATCCAGTGTATATATTAGTCCAATTTGGCGTCTGTGTGGTGTCAATTATGGGCCAATAATATACTGCCACATAGCCTACTTCCCCAGTCGCCGATACTCCCGAAAGCTCAACCCCAGTGCTTGTGCCTACAGTCCCAACATTACCCGTTCCGTAAACCCCAGTCAAAGCTAAAGAAATAGTTTTATTAACACTTCCCACATCTCCAGTGGAAGACACCCCAGTTAGAGCTTTTGTTGGGGTCAAATACCCAACTTGACCCGTAGCTTGATTACCAGACAAAACCGCAGAACCTGTTTTGGTGAACCCGAATGATCCGACTGAGCCAGTTGATGAGTTTCCAGTAATCGCAATGGAGCCGTCTTTGGCAAAATTAACTGACCCCACTTGACCTGTAGCAGATACACCGACCATTGTGGCGGAGCCTTGACTACTGATTCCTATAGTACCAACATCCCCCGTGCTCGAATTACCTGTTATGGCAAGTGATCCACTTTTTGCAAACCCCACAGAACCGACCGATCCCGTAGCTTGGTTTCCAGTTATAGCTTGGAAAAATACAGTAGAAGCCGCAACAGAACCAACTGCACCAGTCGCGGCATTCCCAGTCAACGCACGGGTAACCGTTTGAGAAGTAGTGACTGAACCTACGCTACCTGTAGACTCATTGCCCGTAATACCCGTTGAAAGCCCCGGGCCAACTGACCCAACTGCACCCGTTGCTTGATTACCTGTCAACGCACGGGTAACGCTAATGGAAATGCCCACCGACCCAACAGAGCCAGTGGCAGCATTCCCCGTCACGCCAAGCGTGATGTCTGCGATAGGGCCGTTTGCGGCAAAAGGTGCGTCCGCAAAAGGGAATAAACCAAGCATGTGCTACCCCCAGTAGCTTGGGGGTTAAGCCAAGCGGATCAGACCAGTAGTGGCATCGTTAGTAGGCATTGTCAAAGTGAACGTACCAGCAGTCACGGTTTGCGCGGTGAAGGTATGGACGCTAACAGCCTTGTTGCTCTGAGTTGAGTTATAGATCAACACAGCATCAAACGAAACAGACAAAGTCACGTTGGTGTACACAATTGAAGCTGAAGGCGTAATGAACGCTGTTGTACCTGTGGCTGATGGAGCAGTACCAAAAGTCACGGTCACACCACCAGCGGTGTAGTTTGTACCTGTAACTTCGTTGGTTGAACTGTATGCAGTTGTGGCAGCATTAACAGTAGCAGAAGCCAAGTACAAAGCAGCTTTAAAAGTGTCTGCGGTTGATGCGGTATGAGCGGGGACGCCTGTACCATTGAATGCGTGGACAGCGTTAAGCAAGTCGGTCTTGAACGATGTACACATTGCTTGAGTATTTGCCATGATATTTCCTTGTTAAAAAGTTGCTGCCACAGGGAACCCGGCAACGGTGGCTTCTTTTAAAACCATATCAACTGAACGGTGAACGCATTTACCATCCAGCCAATACTCTACCCATTTGATGTTCTCGTGTTGATTGTCTTCCTCACCTGTTCTTTTTTCAAGCAGTGAGTCATCCATTTCGCCGTGAATAGTATTTACCAACATTATGAAATCCTTATGATTGCTGAAGTGTTTGAAGGGTCAGGGAACTGTACCGTAAATGTGGAGCCTGATGTTTTATCAGCCCCAAAATCTAAAACACATACTGCCGGATTACCACTACCACTTTGGTAAATTAAAGCACCACGCGCAGTTAAAGCGGAATTCCATACTGCATTATTGAAAGATATATAAGCTGTTGTACCCCCAGTAGATCCTACCGTGGGAGTTTGCGCGATCGTGAGCGCCAAGCCACCAGCCGTGTACCCAGAAGCCACAACCTCGCCCGTAGTCGTATAAGCCGTGGTAGACGCATTAAGCGTGGCTGCATTGGTGTAGAGCGCAATTTTGAATGAGCTAGACGTGAAGTTGAACGTGCCGTTCATCAGGCCAGTTTTGAATGTATTGCACGCCCAATTTCCTGTGAAAGCCATCAGGTCACCGCCTGTCTATATTGACCAGAACGATACGCATCCTGACGTTCCATACCATCGCCCAGACGTTTAGCCAGCGCAAGGGCTTCCTTGTACTTCATGTCATAGCCAGAAATAATATCAACTTCACCTTTCATAAAGGTGTAGGCTTCAACCAATGAACCATACAACAACACAGTATCAAAGTTGTCCCCAAGCCATGTCTGACCGCCAGACACAGTGGTAATTGATTCTGGGTAATAGTAGTAATGCAGCTCCACGTTGTATGACGCATCGGGGGTTGGGCCAAGGATAAAAGTCAACTCTTTAAGGTCTGTTGACTGAGGGCCAAACAACGCATAGTATTTTGGAATCGCGGTGTCTGTTGGCTGAGGATAAGCTTGACGGATAAAATTTACATCCTTGTTTAACAAATACTCATATGACCCATCCGTATCTACAACTGCCATTGAATAGGTAGCCAAGAAATCTGTTGGGCACGCTAAATATTTATTGCTGGTAGTAGTCACACCAGTCACATTCTTACGAAGTGAGGGGAACTGAACTGAGTTGTATATACGTTGCTCAGCCTGCGTAATGAATGTGTTGATTTGTGTCGTTGCAGACACAGTACTCCCACTCGCAAGGTATACATCGGGGAACTGATTCTCCGTGTATGACTGAATCGTGTTATACAACTCGGTGTAGTTCATGCCATCGGGCCTCTGGCTGTTACGCCTTTGGTAGCTGCGCCATTGCCACGGGTTTTGATACCAGTTGTCTTAGGCTCACGTACGCGGTCACCAAGTGAAACACGTCGAGCAGGTATGCTGCCGCCGGGCACGGTTTGATTGGCTGCCAATGTGTTTGGATCAGGGCGGAAGCTACCATCGTTTTGCGACTTCACTTCACCACCACTCATGGTGTGGGGCTTGGCGTAGATGTCAGCATTGCCGACTTCTTTGCCGCCTTGTTTCATGCTGAATTTAGCCATTATTTGCCCCTTTGGTTTGCAACACGAGCCATGTTACGTCCCATAGATTTCATCATGTCAGTGGTCACGCCACCTTTTTTTAGCTTCAAAGTTGTGCCTTTGCCGCCCTTATGTTCTTGCGCGTCATGTTGTTTGAACGCTTTTTTAATCATGGCCTTGTCTTGAGACTTATCCATTTTCATATCTTCTTTGCTGTCACTTTTAGCCATGGTTGACTCCTTAAGTCGTTGCTACCGTTACTGTACCAATTTGCACGAACATTGCCAAGACATTTGGCGTTAATCCTGCATCGTTCGCTTGCGCCCCACCAACTGGAGCCCAGCCCCACTGGAATATCCGACTACCGCCACCGTTCTCACCGTCTGCAAGTACGCCTGAGACCTCGTAGCTTGTATCTGGCCTTGGTTCCCGCACAGCCTGCGGGTCATTGACTGGATACATACCCAACTGAAGCTGCGGCTGATCTGGATCCCAACAGGACTGACAGACTTTGATCGAGTAAATCTTGGTCTTAAGAACCTGCTTGCGCAACTCCTTCAACTTATATCTCTGCCCACACCTATCGCATTCAGCAATCGAATATTTACCAGAGGCAAATCTATTTGGCATAGCTCACCTCAGTAGAACAACTGCCTTGGGACAAACCGGTCTGGGGCTTTCTCACGATCTTCTTGTGACGCCAGCAACCACTGCTGCTCGTACTCCGACTTCAAAAATGCTACACGGTCAGGGGAAACGTCAGGTCGCTTAGAACCCACGTAAAACGCCAACCCTGCCACCATGCAAGGAATCAGACGGAAAGGTATATCTTGGACATTCACACCGCCGCCAGCATCTTGGAGACGGCGCAGCCGCCAGTACACGAACGTATAGTCACCGCCAGAGTTGGGGGCAGGCCAGACATTGATGCAAGGTAGGTTTTGGATATATACCGAATCCCCTGTGGCATGTGTAGTCGCAGTCGTACCATTTTGTCCACGGGTGCAATTAAGCAACTGGGTGCTTGTCACATTGGTAAACCCAATCGTCTCAGTACCAATCTTGACAAACCCTGTGGATGGTAAATCGGCAGTGGACGCTACATAAATCGTGGTATCCGTGGCTGACACGCTAGGGGTATTCCCACTCGCAGCTACAGTTGTAGTAAGCGTTGAGTTTGTTTTAGCAGTCTGACGGTTAACCCAGACTTGGATCGGGCGTCCAGTTGTCAGCTTGTTGGGGATAGTGGAATACGTCGGCTCAGAGATACGGGAAATGTTGATGTCAGTCTGGGTCGAAGCCGTGCCGTTATTCTGGCGAATGACATGGTCAAGCAAGTCGATCGTATCTGCTGGCAGGGGGTATACAGGCTGTCCAGTCACAAGGGGTATGACTCCCTCTTCCACCGTCCACAAGTTGATACCACGGTTTGCCCACTCAATGGTGAGCAAGTTCAGTGAACGCCGTGCTGTACGAAACTCATAGCCAGTACGAACCTCTAAACCCGCCCGCTCATACGCTTCCTCAATCATCTCATTGAGGTCAAGATCAAAGGTAGCGGTAGAGGACGTATAGGCCATTATTTTTGCTCGTCGTCTTCGTGGGTGAATTGCTCGTGGGGAACGTCATCCAAGAAAGCAGCTTGCGCAGCTTTGTCTTCAGCTTCCACAGCAGCAAAGTGGGCTTCCACTTCTTCGTCTGTCGGCTCAATAATATCGGCTGGAAGAGGTTGGGGCAGTTGGCCTTCAATCTTGGCGATCAAAGCCAGCATTGCTGATTCTTCTGAACCGAACATAGCTTGATACTGGGTTGCATGAGCGCGAAGTGCGTCTAGCAACATGTTGTCTTCTTCAGTGGTTAATGTAAATTGAGACATAGTGTTTCCTTTAACTTTTTGCCATTCGCATGTTGTCGATTAAATTGGGGTATGGACGCCCCGCCGCTTTTGCCGCAGCCTTAGCCTTGGCTTTCTTCTCAGGTGACAGCTTTGTATGCTTCTTGGCAGGGTTGGGTTTGTCCCAGACTTCTCCGCCCTTCTTGAATACCTCAACCTTGTTCGGATCATCCTTGCGGGTGATCGTCTTGGCCTTTGGCATCTTGGATGCGCGGATGTCGCCCATGCCACGGCTCGCCATCATTTTCTACCCCGAGCCATACCGCCGCCACACATCACAATCGTGCCCTTGGTCTTACCACGCTGAGCAATGCCATCCGCGCGACTAGAAGCGGAAGAGACTGAGCCACCCTTTTTAAATGAGATGTTAGTCATATTATCTGAAATTTGTCTGTCCATCTTTTTGCGAAGTGACATTGCATCACCAAAAGCCTTTATAGCTTTCGTACCTCGCTCATCATCTTCAAGTGCTGGTTTAGAAGTTTGTTTAGGTTCTGGCGGCAACTTCTTGCCATCGACACGAATGCCGCTACCAAGTTGTTCAGGTACGTATTTACGCCCTACAGAAGCATCATCAGGTTCCTTGGGAGGTTGACCCATGTCCTGTGTATAAACTTTGTCTTTAGCCATGATTTAGCACATCTTTCCGCGAGTCTTACCTCGCTGAGCAATACCATCAGCACGGCGTGAAGCTGAAACAGCTCCGCCTTTTTTCATGCCAGAACCTTGCTTGGATTCACGCGAACGACGTTCAGCAGGTGTTTCAAAGTTACGGAAATAATCGCCAACAGCACCTGCCGCAGATTTAACAGTCTCTGCTGCTGCCGCACGATTTGCGGCGGCTTGTTCGCTGGTAGGAACTTTACCGGGGGTATAGTCAGTGGAGACCTTTGGCGTAGGTTTGGTTCTATTACCTTCGTTACCATAATCAGGCTTAGGAGTTGGAGCAGGTCTACTCGCAAGCGATGTTGTCTTGAGAGAATCTGAACTCCGCGCACTGTCGGTAGAAGCTCCATTGATCTTCACAGCATTTGCTTTTGTGGGACTCATGTCTTCATCGGAAGAACTTTTGGAAGACTTCATGGGCGCTGAATCTTCACCTTTACGGCGCAGTCCCTTGTCCGCATTCAACAAGTCACGCAATGTCTTGTCTTCACCATACTGACTTTTAAAATCAGCAAGCTCTTTGGCAGACACCATGGCCTTGCCGTCTTTGACTTCACGATCTGGATTGGGTGTATATGCCATGATTTACTCCTTAGACCTTTCCGCCTTTTTTCATGCCTTTGTTACCGGGCATGGAAACTTGCATTGCTTTGGTTTTGCCTTTGGAAGCAACACCGTCAGCCGCTTTGTGAGCCGCAGCTAAACCACCTGTTGCCATCTTCTTGACGCCGCCGCCTTTTTTCATCATACCCATACCGCCGCCCATACCGCCCATACCACCAGCAGTGGGAGCAGCGGGAGGAGCCATGCCAGCGCCGCGTTTTTTAGCAGCCATCATCGCCATCATCTTGGGATCCATTTTCTTTGTAGCCATTTCGCCACCTCTTTTAAAAGTTTTGCCTTTGTCGGCGTTGGAAAAATCTTTGCCCACAGATTGTGGAACTCCTGCTTTCTTGGCGAACGCTGGGTTGTGGGCCACCGCTTCCATGAATCTATGTTGTTTTGCGCTACTGCTCGGCATTGTCGTCTTTCTTTTTACGAAATAGCGTGGAAAACTCTTTACCTGTAGCCATTTCATAAATGCGCATGACACCAACTACCGCACCGATCAAACCAAATACGGGCGTGAGCAAATCCAAAAATGTACCTAGTGTGGTAAACACCGCCACTACATCCAATACATTTTTTGCGGTATCTGTATGCTCGGTCATACAAACCTACCCTTTGTTTTGCCTTTAACGGCAATACCATCCCCACGGCTAGAGGCTGATGAGGCTTTGGGTTTATTAGAAACCATACCGCCTCTTTTCATACCAATGCCACCCATCATTTTTGGAGAGCCAGGGGCTGCATTAGGAGGGCCAAACATAGCCATTGCAGCAGGTGGAATTCGAGGCGGGGGTGTCATACCTTGTGGCATTTGCTCCAAAGTGCTGCCTGTTCCGGGTTTAGATTGGTTAAACGCATTACCGAATGCACCACCGATATTTTGCGCCATTTGTGGGTTGGCAAGAACCGCTTTAATAGCCGGCGCATCAGACATAACTGGACGGCCCGGATTAGGCATCGCAGGACGACCCGGATTAGGGGATATACCTCCACCACCTTGAGGGGGCATCGCAGGACGACCCGGATTAGGGGATATACCTCCGCCACCTTGAGGGGGCATCGCAGGACGACCCGGATTAGGGGATATACCTCCGCCACCTTGAGGGGGCGTCGCGGGACGGCCCTGACCGGACATTGCATTACCAAGACCGGTATATCCTCCAAACGCCATTTTCTTTACTTTTGTTTTAGCCATTTAAACAAACCTTCCTTTAGTTTTGCCTTTGGTGGCGCAGCCATCAGCTTGTGTTACGTACCCGCCTTCTGCACAATTCCACGCTCTCAAGGATTTGTTAATCCTCGAATCCGGATCGCTTGCGGTCTTGGCGCTCGTAAGCTTCGCTTTCATGCCTTTCATACGGGCGCAGAAAGAGTCTCGCCTGCTGCCGCCCTCGGGTTGAGGAGGTTTCAGATTGTGGCCTTCTTTCTTCGCAGAGGCGCGCCCTTTGGCGTTCAAGCCGCCGTTGGGATTCTTCCCCTCCTTGCGTTGCCATGCTGGAGTTGCCATACATCAAGCCTGTGCTTCTTTCCAGCTCAAACGAGCCAAAATAGTTCCGCTTGTTGCGCTCACTGCTTGAGCCACAATGTACAAAATATCAGGGCCGTCAGGGTAAAAACCGGCTTGAGTTGTTGGAACAGTATTGCTTGTGCCGCCACCCAAGATTGAGTTACCTAAGTCACGAACCTGCGACAAGTCCAAGTTAGACACACTGTTTGCTTGGCAATACGCAGCAGCAACTGACTCGCCACCAAAGACAGAAACTGCATTGGTATTGATGGCAATTTGCGCCAAAGATGAAGTGGTACCGTTGGCCTGCTGAATTGGGGCTGTGAAGCTACCAGACAAAGCGCCGGTAGCGTAGCCATTCAGAATCAAGTTAATCAGATATGTATTGCCAGTAGCAACAACACCCAACGATTCCAACTGCAACTGCATACGGTTGATGATCTCTTTCGCACCAAGCAAGCCAACTTGTCCGTTATCCACGCTTGGGCCAATCCGGATCGCCATCAACACAACAGGAGCTGTACTGGATGTTGACACAGCCGTAACAGTACCGTAGTTGAAAATCAACGATTTATCGTCGTTGAAGTTGCCGTCCATGATGACAGACGAACCCCAGTGAGACAAAGAGGGGATTGTGTCAGGCGACACAAGTTGTACTGATACTGGAGCAGTAGCGGAGTATGTGAATGATTGCGCAGTTGCTGCCCCGCCAGTTTGTGCCCGGGTCAAACCATAGAACAAACTTCCATCATTACCTGTGTAAGCAATGTACTCAATGTTGGCTGTACCACCTGAACCTTGAACCATGATAGTTCCCGCTGGAGGAAACTTGCTTGGATCAGCAACGTCAATAGATGAAGGGCTGACAGTAGTAGAACCAGCATAACTTGATGCAGTAGTGCCACCAAAACCACGAATACAACCAATCAAGTTATTGCCTGATTTGCTCGCGTAGTAAATCAATTCACTGCTGATTTTTACCACGCCAGTGTTATTGAATGTGGAGGCATCAGTCAACGAAATAGTGGTATCCGCCACAGCAATAGCCGCAGAGTTTGTGGTTGTGGTGGTCGATACGTTGGAAGTGATAAAAGTCATTGGCGGTATACCATTTGACTCATATCTAGCCGCCATGTTTCCAGAACGCATATAGGCTTCAAACTGCCTGTTATTGTTCTGAATCTGGGTCATGTAAGTCACAACACCATTTGTTCCACGCAAACCATAACGAATTACGCCAGCGCCGTACCAAGAATAGTCGATGTACCACATCTGCATTCTGGTGAGGTCAAGGTTATATCCGGATGGGCCAGTACCATCGCATTTGTCAGCCCATTGAGACTGAGGAATCCTCACTTCAATTGTCTTAGAGACGATCGCGCCAGAAATTGATGTACCGCGATACTCGGGAGAAACCCGAATATCTGTATCACTTGCAACGGTCACGACACGATATGAACCACCACGAATGACAAGAAAATCACCGGGGTTAACTTGGGTGCTAAAGCGAGTGCCCGTACCAGTAACAGTAGCTGATCCATTGGTTACTGCAACAGTGCCATCCAACTGATTAACAGAGTTTCTCAACACTGCATATAACTGCTGCCCATCATATTCAAAGAACATGCCGTTTTGGTTGTCATACATGCCAACACGGTTTGCAGCGCCGTACCAACTTACGGGATTCACACGAATACCAAAGCCTGTGGCTACAGTACCGGGAGGAGGGGTCTGTGAAGTGTAGGTAAATGTGGTCGCAGATGGAACTGTGACAACTGTAAAGTTGCCGTTGTATGCACCTTCATTGCAACCAACTACTTGGATTTTTGCGCCAACAGCTAAGTTGTGCTGGTAGCGTGTTGTGACAGTGATGTTGGTTGACGACAAAGAGTTTGTGATTGAAGTCACAAACAAAGCAGGTTTCAAAGAAGAGCCAGTTGAAAACTGAATGCCTTTACCAGACTGGTAGCGGAAGTAACGACGAGTCTGACGAATCAACTGAGCATTCGGGATCGCTGCGCCAGCAGAGAAGGACACACCACCGTCAAATGGACGAGGCTCAACATAACCAGATGGACGAGCATATAAGGTGACAGTATCTGCCACGTTGGTCAATGTGCCTGTTGGAGCTGTGGGGACAAGATATGTGAATGTGTTGGCTGTAGGAACAGTCGCAACAACCCAAGCACCGTTAACACCACCGCCAGCACTGGAGGTCACGTTACGAACATAGATATATGAGCCAGAAGTCAAACCATGAGCATTTGCTGTGGTGACTGTAATGGTTGTCGTCGAATTCGTAAACGCAGAAGTCGAAGACAATTGAATACCAGCGTTGGAATAAAAATATCCCAAGTACACAGAGGTCAGTGTGGGGCTCCATTGATTGGAAGCTGGAACTGATGTACCTGTAGCAATTTGGTAAGTGAAGCTAACACCGTTTGTAACAGCAGTGACATACCACCAACCGTTAGCTGCGGGACTATTTGAATTTTGAACATAGATTGGGCTACCAACAGCAATACTTGTGGTGTTAGAAGTAAGAACTGTTACGGTCGGTGTTGATCCATCGCCAGCAATACTTGTAACATTGTTGTTGGGTTGTTGTGGGATGTAATACAAGCTCTGACGGTTATTTTGCAGAGCAATGGATTCCCACTTGGTTGGTTGTGTGCCATATTCAAAGTCGGTATCAATCAACGCTTGTGGTTGAGATACACGGAATTTACCCACCGGATCAAGATTGCTTGGAGCGGGGGTTGAATAAGGTGCGACGCCGGACGCGACGTTCAGACCTTGAATCGGAATTGATTTGTTTGACGCTGAGTCAACTACTGTCCATCCACCTGACATACGATACTCCTTTAAATCCAAAGAAGGGGGCCGAAGCCCCCGTTACTCAATTAGTCGAAGTTACCGTATGGGTAAGCTGTTGTGCTACCAATATTTGGATCAGGTTGTGTGTAGCGAACAATGATGTTGTACTTACCAGCAGTAAATGGAGCCGCCGCATCCGCGCCAGACACAGTAGTAGCAACAGTCACAACTACTTGAGACAGTTGATTACCGTTGGGGTCAGTGTTTACACCTGTTGGGTTTGCAATATCGCCAGTAGTGCCAGCCAATAAGTTAGCCAACTGAGTTGCAGAGTACAAATCTTGTTTGCTAGATGTCAAAGCAATTTGACGGCCTGCTGTGTATGTTGCGCTGGTAGAGCCAGAAGAAGCATACTTTGCTGTACCGTTGTAAGCAGTAAAACCGTTACTTACCAACACTTGCATACCAGTAACAGTACCGGTGGTTAGTGTTTGCACTGCAACAACATCAATAATTACATCACGGATAATTGATCCATAAGGTACGTAAATAACGCCACCACGGTAGATGTATGTACCGCCATCAGCAGTTGGAGTTACCGCTACTGGAGGATATGTTGTACCCGCGCCTGCGGTATAGATTGTTGCGTTGGTGTTGGGAATACCATTTGAACAAACAAACTGCGTAGAGCCACCAGAATAACCAGCGGTTGCAACAGTTGTATTTGTTAAGTCTAAATAAAGAGATTGAACGCTCTCCACGTAACCGACGTTACGCAAAGGGCCAAAACGGTTGTTGCCCTGAAGAATTGGGCCTTCAAATGTGGAACGTGCCATGACAAAAGTCCTTATGCAAAAGTGCTTTTACCAATCGTTGCATCGTCTGCTGGGGCAGTGGCGGTAAAAGCGGGTCACCCAGATGTGAGCAATATACACCAAAAGAAAAGGGGGCACAAGGCCCCCTTTATCAGAATGAACCGGACGAGCCGTACATTCCCAGTGGATCAGACCAGCCGAACGAATAACGCTCGCGGGACTTGTAACGCACGTTGCCGGTGTCGAAGTCGCCGTCCATGCTGTTAGCCAGCGGAGTACGAACGAACATCTTCATACCGTTAGGTACGTCTGTGGTGAGGAACCAAGCATTGGTGTCGGTCAGATAGTGGTTTTGGGTATAACCTTCTGGGATCGAACCGTTATTCTTGATCGCGTTGATATCGTTGTTGTTAGTACCAACACGGAGGCTGGTTTCCAACAGGCGGGTAGCCACGAATTGCAATGCGGGAGGAATAACCAATTTCTTGGGTTTTGCTGCGATCAACAAACCACGCTCATCAGTCCAAGCAGCGATAGCAATCACGGCGGCTTCCAAGGAAGTCTCGTTCAAGTCGGCTTGAGTAGAAGGAGTGTTGGCGTTGGTGCCGCCGCTGACCAAGGGGTGAGCAGTGCTGAACAGAGCAACGCCGTCGCCGCCGGTATAAGCAGCAGAGAAACCGTTGTTCAGAACAGCAGCGCCTTTGACCTGCTTGGTGTATGCCATAGCACGAGCCAGACCTTTGGTGTAGCGAGCAGACAAGCTGTCGTACAAGTTGTCCTCAATGGCCTCTTCGGTCAATGAGAAACCCAAAGCAATGGTTTCGTGGTTGTAGCGGGCAGTCCATGCTTCTTGTGCATTGTCATAAGCGATGGCAGAACCTTCGTTTTTAACAGGAGCAGCAGAGAAACCTGACAGCTTTGTTTCTTCTTCAAAAGAACGCTCAGAGGTTTCGATTTCATAAATTTCTTTATGCTCTTCACCGTAGCGAGCGTATTCCAAACCAAACAAAGCATTCAAGCCGGGCAGGAGTTCTTTTAATAGTTGTGCGCGTGAAATAGCCATTTAAGTTACTCCTTAAGCTGTAGAAGTACCGGTGGCGTTGTAATACTCATGGAAACCGAAGTTGATTTTCACCAAAACTTCAGGGAACTGAGTAAACACCAAGGTTGAACCTGCGGGAATTGCGGTTGCAGTAGCAGCAGCGCCGCCAGCGTTAACCACACCATATTGTGCGTTGACCACGACAGAGGTTGCGCCAGCAGTAGCTGCTGTAGAAACCCAGTTCGCAGTACCAACGTACTGACCGTTTGCAGCCAAGAAACCAACTTCAGTACCGACTGGCAACGCGCTAGGCAGAGCAGAGGTAGTCAAAGTAGTTGTGCCGCTTGACCATGTTGCAGTACCCAGAGAAACGGCGGTGTCAGGGACAACGTCGATCACACGAACGGGTAAAGCAGGGGTAGTAGCAGCAGAGCTGGACAACACGGCGTTAGACGAGTTACCAGTAGCTGTAGAACCAGCCAAGTTGGAGATGGTCATGTTCAGGCCAATCATGGCGCGTGAAGCAGAACCGATAGTAGTGCCACCTTGAGATGTCACGACAGCCACGCGGAAGATGGTGTCAGGATCATCAACAACGATCGCAACGGCATCGCCAGCCAAAGTCGAAGCGGGCCAGTATTGGCTGAACTGCTTCTGTTTGGTCAAGGGGTTCGTATACGAACAGCCCAAGAAGATACCGGTTTGACCGTAGTTAACAGCACCAGTAGCAGCAGTGCCGCCATCAGTGACTGCCAATCGGGTAACAAAACCACGAGTGATAGAGACGAAATCGCCGTAGAAAATGTTGGTAGCGTATCCGTATTGGATAGGCAAATTGCGAGTTGAACCCGCAAAAACCTGACCACCAATCAAGTTCACAGGCTTTAGACCGTAAGGGGCCGAGACTGTGGGGTAAGCCATTTAAGGACTCCTTGAATTATGAACCTTTGCCAAAGCTCGTCGAAGATTTGCTTTCTCTAAAGATAGGCATCCTCGGGTCACTCTGACGCATCAGGCTATTGTCTACAGCTTCCGTTTGCGCCCGGGTAACTTCCGCAAAATGTGCGGCACGTTGTTCCTGAAGCTCAATCGGTGTCTTGCAAAGCAACAGCCCACCAATTTCGATATTATTTTTAAATCGACTATCGGGGTCGATCATCATGCGAAACTTAGGTTGCTCTTCGACTGCCACTGGCTCCCAACCTTCCCGGAACTTGCCGGTAATGTTGCGTTGGTCAGCTTCGTTCAAAGTAGAAACCCGAATCCATCTGTACGCATATCCCGGTTCCTTATCAGGTTCGGGAAGAGTTTCCGCAGCTTGCCACACACGGGGGCGTACTTGCGTTTCTCTGTTCTGCATTTCTCGCGCCAATCTGCTGTCCGTTGCTTTAATCTCTGTTGCCATATTAGACCTCCAATTTCATCATTTCACGAGCGTACTGCTCATTGGTTAATTTCAATTTTTTAGCCAAGGCAACTTGAGTCTTCGACAGTACAACCTGTTTAGGGGCAGTACTACGTTTAGCAGGTGCAACAACTGTGCTTGGTTTTGTACGCTGAGGTTTTTCTTCCTCTTCGTTGTTTGTAGTAGCCGTGAATTCCTCTGGAAATCTACGTCTAACTTCTTTGTCGATACTGCCGTAATATTCGTCAGTACCTATGTATCCACGTCCGTACCGGTCTGCTAGTTCTTCGTGGACTCCCTCAGCGAACTTGCGCATCGCTAACTTGTTTCGGTCTACGAACCACGGGTTTTTCGAGACCCAGTTAGCGACCTTGGGATCCATCTGCTGACTTGCAGGTTGGTTCTGTGGAGTAGTTTGTACATCATTTTCTTGGATTTGTACAGTGGGTTTGAAATGTTTTGCTTTATCAAGCTTCATTTCTGCCCGAACTAGCTCTTTCTGGGCTGCCAAAAGCTTATCAGAATCGCCAGAGTCATAAGCCTCTTTGTAATTCCGTTCCGCTTTGTCAAGTTCCATCTCCGCAGAAGTCTGGTACGTGGAAATTAATTCTTTCTCACCAGTCTGAATCATAGATTTGAGCTTTCTGTTCTCTTCTAAGATTCGTTCAGCGACTGTTAGAGCTTCTTGCTGCTCACGAAAAGCAGCTTCTTTTGCCCGACGTTCGTCATGCCAAGCCTTCTTATATTGCTTGAACTTGACTTTTACGTTCTTGGTGTACTCCTCAGACTCATCAGCAGCTTCTAATTCTTGCTGTGTGTTTTCGTCCAAAGGGGGTGTGGCAAATTGATCTTCTTGGGGAGTGTCATCGACGATTTTTACCTCGACTTCATCATCCTCAATAGTGATGTCTACCTCTTGGGCCTTTTCATTCTCAAGTTCATCAGGGAACTTATATTCACCACCAAATCTAGACATGTACGCTCCTTATTTGCGTTTGACGCCACGAGGGTCTTCTACAACACCTTCGACTGAGTCGTCGTTGATGATGCGGAATTCACGTCCGTGGATGAGTAAACGTGAGCCTGCGTTGGGTCGAGTCAACACAAAATCACCTTTTTGACACCAAGGCCCAGTCGGAAACTTTGCCTTATCCATGTAGCAGTCAGGCCCGAGTTCAACAACAAACAAAACTGTTGTGAGCAGTTCGTCGTATCGAATGGTTTCTGCCGCTTTTACTAGCCCAATTTCGCTACCTTCAATTTCTTCATCTTGTTCTGGGACTGCGCACAAGATTTTGTAGCCCGAAGGCTTCGGTAACTGCTTTGCTTTTTCCTCCGCATTCTTGTGCATGATTGCCGCGAGATCGACAGCCAGTCCAAGATCTAAGGTTTCACTCATCCGAGTTCTCCAAGTTTTTCGTCAGGTCTGTGATGTATCTACGAGCGGTGAGCAGACCTGTAATTTCCCCACACATCCCGCAGTACTCGTCGTATGACCTAGCAGCTTTTGCTCCCAAGGCATCTTCGAGTTGTTTGACTTTTTCGTCAATTCTTTGAACCACTAAGTTCAATGTTTGTTGTACTTCGTAAGACATCATTCACCTTTCTTTGGTGTTTGTTGAACTTGATTACGTAGTTGTCGGTCTTGTTGTTTGCCCTGATGAGCCAACTGTTCTCTGTGTTTCATCACATCTACACCTGTACGGAAGCCTTCAGACTCATGTTGCGCACGACGTTTAGCTTCATCGTTTTGATGTTGTAGAGCAAGCTTGGCTCCTTCAGTTTCTTGATTGGCCTCAATACGCTTCATTTCAACTTGGATCTGAGCCATCTTCGCTTGCATATCCTGCATGTCTTTCTGAGACTTGCGTTGCAAATCTTGTTGCTTAATCTGCAACTCTTGTTGCTGCAACTGTATAAGCGGATCTTGAGCTTGTTGTTGAGCTTTCTGCTGTTGAGATTCTTGCTGGTGCTGCTGTAACAACTGCTGTGCTGCTTGCGCTGCCAATTGAGATACTTGAACTTCGATCTCAGGAGCCATCTCAACTTCATCCTTATCCTCTTTATATGGAGGTAAGGGGATACCCATTCGTTGCTCAATCTCTTTGCGGTACTCCATACCCAGATGCTCACCAATGTGTGCCGACATAGCTGCCTGCAACATCTGCGCTGCTTGAGGATTCTGGCCTACCAACTCTTGTACATGAGGATCTTGCATACCCGCCATGTGAACAGCAATATGAGCACGGTGGTCTTGATACAAGAACGCTTTGACAGGCTTGTTAGAAAGTATGTTCATGTTCTCTGTGACTGGGTCACGAGGCTTCATATCCTCTGCCATTGGGACAAGTTTCTGGTAATTCTTGATACCAATAACTTCCAACATCTGTCTATGTAACTGAGGTAAGTCATACAGTTGTGGCGCGGTTTGCGCCAACTGTAATGCTGCTTGGTATTGGATGACCTTTTGAGCCATCGTCGCTGCATTAGGATCGCTGACAGGAATCACTTCCACAAAGTCATAATCGCTTTGCTTAGCGTGACGTCCACCTTCTTCTGGCTCGTAGCTGTAGTCGGCTGGAGTGTAGTCGCGGATGATATCCTTGAGTAACTTGAACTCTTGCTTCATCGAATAATGGACACGAGCCTGAATTGCACTCATGGTCTTGAGTTGACGCTCCAAAATTGCCAGCGTTGTACCGACGGGGGACTGGGCCGACATGTCAGACACTTGCAAGTCAACAGTGCCCGCGAACTTGCGACCTTCATCAACGATTGTTTGGAGGAGAGCAGCCAGAACCTGACTTGGTTCTTTGTATGGCAGCGGCATGATGTTGTCGCGGATGGAGCCACTTGGGACGTCCATATCACGGAACTCTCCGGGACTTATCGGTGTGTCATCACCTTTGGAACGAAGTCCTCGTGTTTTAAAACCACCCGGTAAGTTCGATAAAGTACCAGCATCAACGAGCTGACGAAGAATAGAAGTACCAGACTTGGCAAAAGCACCAATAAGATGAATAAGACCGAAACAATAGAATCCAAAACCCGGGATATAGCCGTAATGCACGAAGTGAGTACGTTTGTGACACTGTTCATCTTCTGGTCTCCAGTTTCTACGAATCGCTAATATCTCACCTGAACTCTTCTCGATCGTCACGATGTAAGGAAGAGCAATACCTGTCTCTTCACCTTCTTCATCTGTATGCTCATAGCCAGCTAAGTCCAACTCAACTTGCATCTCCAAGAGCTTGAAGCGATCATCTTCGGATGCTCTAAAGCCCAACTTCTCAGCAATCCTCTTCTCAATTTCATCCATCACATTGACAGGATCGCCTAAGTCAATATCTCGATAGAATCCTTCATGCTGGAGACGTCTTAACTCGTTAGCTGTCTTGCGCATCACATGGGTCACACGTTCTGCTGATTCCAAACTTGAAGCGCCATAAGGCACAACCACGTCCTCCGCTGGCACATACATGGACACCTGACGATTCAAGCTGGGATCAAAGTACACCTTCTTGAATGCGTTACCTGCCAGACCCAAGCCCCACAACATACGCTCATGCTCAGGGCGATACTCTTTCATCACATCCGTGAGTTGATAGTTCATATCTGCTTGCACGCGATCAGCAGCTTTCTTCTTCTCAGGAGTTTCTTTGCCAATGATCTGAGTCTTAACTGGGCCTGCTGCTGGGAATGTGGACATCATGGTCTCAGCTTGAAACTTAACCACGGACTCACTCAAGATTGGGTGATAGACACCGCACGCGCCGGGCCAAGGCTCCATACGTTCTTCGATCTTCATACCCAATAATTCCAGACCATCAACGTAGGTCTGCACCCAGTCTTTACGACTGGAGACGTCTCCCTCATATTCACCAATGAGATCTCCGGCGAGACGTACTAGCTCGTCCTCACTCATCTCTTCAGCCAAGTTCTTATTAAACTCGTCTTCGTCCTCAGACTTCTCCATCTCAATCTCAAAGCCCGGGCCGCTGATACTTACAGCCTCTGGATCTTCAATCTGGATCTCAATTGGCTCTTCCTCAACACCGAGTTGTTCCAAGCCTTGGGGTGCGTCTGTATAGACAGCTTTGTCCATGTTTGTTGCCATCATCTGCCCTTTAAAGTTGCTCGGTTTGTACGAGCTGAATATGTGAAATCTTTCACGGGATGACCTGTGCTTTTTGCCGCACGATCCTTTGCCCGTTCCTCAGCAGTCATCATGTTGCGCTTTTGTCCTGCTGCTGTCAGTGTCCCATCTTCTTTCATCTGACCACGTTTCTTAAGTATGGCGATCGCCGTGTCCTTGTTGCCAACCTGCGCTGCAAGCCGGTCAACCAACTGATTCCTACCCATGAATTTTTGCGTAGTCATATTGTTTTGTACCCACCTGCTATGGGCTTATCTATCATGCCACCTTTTTTGTAAGGGACTTGTCTGATATGAGATATTGTGTCTTCGTTTACGTTTGCCTTAGAAGGGAAACCATGTTTACGTCCATCTTCATAAGCACGATTAATGAAGTTCATAAACTCTTTATTTTTAGGATGTCCTGCGGCTGCTTTATGTGCTTCCCAGTTTTTAGCGTAATCTTTTCCAGATTGACCAAATACATTTGTTCCTGTCCCATTCCAAGCCTCTGCAAATGAGATGCCTTTTCTATCCGCTAGATTCTTTTTTGCCTGTACTGTTGTCAAAAAATTTCGTTCTTGTTCAGGCAGGTTATGTGCTTCAGCTAGCTGTTTATCAAAATCTTTTTCTTTTTTACTGCGAAGTACTATGCCATTGTGTCCAAGATCAGCGCGGCCTTCCTTCAAAGCAAATGTTGCGACCTCTTCTGGTGCCATAGTGGGATAGCCATACTTACTTGCAGCGCCAGCTAATCGCGCATATTTATATAGTACGTCGGGGTCTCTATAAACGTCAACGTAATTTTTATTATCATCATTAATAAACTTTACTGGCAGTGTTTCTAAACCATCTTTGCCACCGCCTTTACCTGTTGGATCTGCTCTATAAAACTTCAATTCTTTAGGCAAATCAGTTGGGCGAGTTGACCGTGGGAACAAATCTAATTTCTCCGACCCCGGATGCACAGGCAGCTCTGCTGGATCCACAACGGTTTTTTTCATCCCAATCGCATTTGCTACAGGAGCAAGACTTGGGTAAGCTTCGATCAAATCATCTAATCCAGCCATGATGTGTCCTTAATAGTACGCCGCTTTTTTGCGGAACATTTTCTTGACGAAAGTGTCTTCTGGCTCATCGGTATCCAGACGAATAAATCCACCCTGCCGGAATCTCAACAGAGCCAGTGTTGTGGAGTCTACCAAGTCATCGTTCGCTCCGCTAGGGAAGTCGTTGCATTCTTCTATGACATCCTTTGCCCATCGTCTGTCCGGCGCATAGACCACGCCCCCTTGGAACAGACTGGAAACTGCATTGACACGAGCAATCTTGTCTTGCCCTTTGCCCGGGGTAAACTCCCCGATCGGGATTCCCATCCTGCGCATCTCCTGATAGAGCACGGATCCGTTAGATTTCTTCTCAACCATGAACGCGTCTGGCTGCCATTCCCTATATTCTTCCAGAACCAGCGCTTTAAGCTCTGGGTACTCCATCCGTTTCTTGATCGCATTTAATAATATGATCGCGTAATTGTTCGTCTCCTCATTGAAGAAGACGCCCCATGTTGTAAGCGCGTTGTAATCTGACCGGTTCGATGCTTCTTGTGCCGCGTCCAGACTCATAATAGTGAACTCACACGGGGGCGGGGCTTCCTTGTCCCAGATCTTCCACCACTCCCTCTTTATTAGAGCGCCCTCTTCAGACACGGGATTTTGCATGTACTGGGCATTCCAATACCGCACATCCAACGCAGCTTTCTTGGCGTAGAGTTCCTCCACAGGCCAAAACTCAGGCCACAAAGCCTCGCCATCTTCTTTAATTGCAGGAAACTCGACCACTTCCCACTGGTCAACACCCTCTTCCCGGTTCATCTGTGTAACTATCTGCCCAGTCAGGTCAAGCTTTGACCACCGAGTCATCACAACAATAATTGCGCCACCCGGCATGAGTCGCTGCAAAGGGCCAGACTGAAACCATTCCCAAGCAGGTAAGAAAACATCAGGCCGTCCAGTTTTGGCTTCCTGTTCAGAATGAGGATCATCAATAATAAATAGATCAGCACCGCGACCAGCAAGTGCGCCGCCAACGCCGATAGCAAAGTACTCTCCATTGAAGTTTGTCCCCCATCTTGATGCCGACTTTGAGTCAGCTTGCAGTTCAACTTGAGGGAAAACGTCCTTGTAGGCATCCATCCCCACCAGATTTCGCACCCGACGACCAAAATTCACCGCTAAATCTGCGGTGTGTGAGGCCATGATGACCTTTTTATGGGGGTGTTTGCCCAAAAACCACGCCGGAGCAAGGTAAGAAATGAGTTCAGACTTACCGTGACGGGGTGCGATGTTCACAATCACCCTTTTCTTCTTACCGTTGGCAATATCCTCAAAGATCTGGGCCAATTTCAGGTGGTGGGGGCCAACTTTGTAGCCCGGATAGACGTGTTTTACGAAGTCAAGGAAGCTTTCCTTGCTCAAATTCTGCGTCATTTGAGCATCATATGTCTTCAGAAGCTCAAGAGTACGCCTTTTCTGCTTGTCAGGCATAGCTGGCAACGCTTGTCGCAGCTTAAATAGCTGTTCAGGCGTTAGATTTTGATTCATTTTTCACTATTTCTCGGGCTTCAACGTCGATTACTTTGTTCTCTAAGCTACCAAGGGTGTCTAATAGTTCTTTCTCGACTTCCTCAATAGACAATATCTTATGTGTGACTTCACTACGCTTCTTGAAAGCATCAACGCCATCAATCTCACCTAATTTAGATAGGGCTGCTACCCGAGTCTTGGCATCCTTGGCGTTCTCGATCTCCAACACCAGCTTGTTTACTACATATAGCTTGAGGTCAGACAACTCATCAACGATAGATACGTTCATCTGAGCCACCATACCCGCAAGCATGGCGAGTGTCTCATTAGGATATTGAGCGAAGTCAGGCCTGTGCGCAGGATTCGTGACCATCTCTTTGGCTATTGCCTTGGCTTGGTCAGCATTCTCTTGTGTGGGTACGAGTGGTTTGCCTGTTAAGTCAGACATTAACTTCACCACGTTTGCTCTCATGGTGAGTTCTTCAGACGGAGACAGATCAGGGAACGCGTCTGCGGCGTTCTTGGGCAGAGGCACGTTCTCCTCTACGTAGGGCATTATCGGTTCTGACATGTAAGCGGAATCTCCGGCAGTTAGCCGAATGTAACATAAAAATATATTTATGCAAGCGGGGGAGGTAAGGAATCCTACCCGGGGGGGTCATTTCGTTTTTCCAAATCGCGTGCGCTGTGTAATTCGATAGGGGGTGGGGGTAGCTTGCCATGTTTGCCATGTGTTTCAGATAAAGGGGTATGTGTAATTCGATCGGACAGGGTATTGGACAGGGTATTTTAGGCTGATAGCCGGGTGTAATTGGGCCAATTACACACTCCAGAGGCGTGGCTACATGGAAGCCAATAATTATTACTTGGTAACTTGACATATTACTTGGGGAAAATTTTGGAAAATTGTGTAGTTGTTTGTTTATATTCGAGGGGGGAGGGTCGGGCGGAGAGGCTCATTTGGGTTTAGGGGGGTGGGGGTGTGGGGCGTAGGCTTATTTAGTGCTCTGTCACCTGACAGATTCGTTGACATTCCACACCGCATCAGTTAATATTCTTTTACTGGATGCAATTCAGCGCCAGTAATTCAAATCAAACCTTAAAGGAAATCAAAATGACTAAATCAAAACAATCTCTCGTTTCAATCTCCGACATTGCACTCAATCATGGTAGGGCAGATAACCAAATTGACCATTGTGCAAAAACGGCATTGGAAAAAATCAAGGGTTTTCCTGTACTTGCTGATGTAAGTGAAGAGAATATTCAATCTTTGCGCGATGGATATGCTATTGCATACAAAGAGGTTTTCAAACCTGTCACTTATGCCGTTATTAATGGTCACTATGTTCAGGCATCGCAAGAACATATCTCTAATGATAAGGTTGAAAAAATCGAGTTAACCCTTGATTACTGCCTGTCATTTACCACACATGAGATAGGCACAATGTTCAAAGAAAACCCTGCTTTGAAGGCTTTGATTCGCAAAGAACGCGACGATCAATCAACCTACATTTCAACGAAAATCAAACGCTTAGTAGCTAAGGCAAACGAGATTCTTAAGAAAATGGCGGGAGAGACAACGAAAAGAGAGAAAGTGCTTTTCAATGTGACAGTAGCTAAATTCTTTGATGCACAAGAAAAGTCTGTCAAGGTTAAAGAAAAAGGTGGAGACCCTAGTGCGAACCCTGCTAAGTTTTTAACCGCAATGGATGCCTTTTGGAAAGTGTACGGCACAAAACCTGTGATCGTTAAGAAGTCTTAATAGACTGACCTGACCCCAGACCGCAAGGTCTGGGGTTTTTTTTCGCCCCGAACTTTTGATACCAGTTATTAAGGGCGCGCGCGTGATGAGTGAGTGGGTCGCGTGAGCCAAGATCTTAATTAGTGATCTGTCACATGACAGATTGGATTCATAGCTGAGACTAGTCCACACCACGCCGCATCGCCACGCATCGCTAAACGAAACTCAGAACTGACGCATTCGATCGCGCAAAGCACCGCAACACGCTGTTAACTTTACTTGTTCTAAAAAACGAGTAGAACAAAGCACACCTCGTAGAACAGAAAATCGCTTGTAAGTCCTTGTCAACATTGAAGAAAAAGTTTTTGTTCTAATGTTCTACGATTTTGAGCATAGGGGTCGGAAATTTGAGAAAAACTCTGTGAGCAAGACTTGTCTGCCAAGTGCAAAGCCGTGTCCCGAAAATCAAAAATAAAACCGTATCCTACCTAAAAACCGTAGAACATTAGAACAAGTTTCATTTCTTTCTTTCTTTTTTATAAAATAATAATACTTCTCCTTACAGAAACACATACTTCAACCAAAAAAGTAATACTCATTTTTGTTCTAACTTTACATAGGAAAATAGAACATCCGTAGAACACATAGAACAAACTTCAAGCACCCGCCTGATTAACTATCTTACGCAAAGCCCTTGACTAATATGTATAGTTGTGTTATACTTATAACTGAGTCGGGGATGAAATTCATATTCGACTCTAATTAACGATCTGTCACCTGACAGATTCAATCAACACACAAGGGAGTAAGTCATGGGTAAATTCAAAGCAATCGCCATCGACATGATGGAAAACCACGAGCAAGTGCAAGGCGACTTGTTCATCGAAGAAGAACTGCGCACACTGTTGCAGAACTTCAAGCCAACACCTGAGGAACTTCAAGCTGAACTCGATGAACTGCAAGCTCATCAGATGAGCCAGCCAAGCGTCAATGTGGTTCCTGAGATAAAAGTTTATTTGCTGATGAAGAACGGCTTTCCTCAGCGAAGCTACACCGATCGGGCGTTGGCGTTCTATGAGTGCTGGATTTGCACAGCAGGTGATCTGCACACCGAGGAACCCGACGACTACTATGTGGTCGAGATCATGCACGATGCGTCAACCTACACAGGGGAATGAGACATGAATCCAATCTATTACATAGGCACTGCCACGATCGCTTGCGGGTTTATCTTTATCGGGTGGGGTGGCGAGGGCTATCTGTCGCAAGTCTGCCTGATCTTGGGTGGCTTGGGCTTTGGCGCAGTTGTCACCGATGCGCTGAACTATGTTGAAGGAGGTGAGAGCAATGAGTAAATCTACCCACACACCCGAGTGCCGCGACTGCGGCGAAGAGTACTCTGTCAAGCGGTGGAGTCTCGGCTATAAGTTTTGCCTGCCATGCGGTGAGCAAATCGCCAAGCGTGTCGTGCGAACAGTCGTGCCGATGCACAAGTCCAACTACATGATGGTCACGGACATGGCTGACTTGAAAGGCATCAACAACAAGGGAGGGTTTCACAGATGATGTACGAACCACAACCATCGAAAATGGAACAGATAAGACAGTCGTTTGTGAAGATCATTCGTCACAAACAGGACTTGGAGTTAGAGGTGATTAAGTTACTCAAGAACCCAGCCGCTACTGAGGCGCAAATCATGGAGGTAAGGGAGATGTTGCTTGCCGTAGAAGAACTACTGGGCAGTGCAGTGCGCAAGGCGAGGGGGAAGTATCCGTATCAGGGTATCAGCTATGCACCAAGACCTTGGCACAAACCCGAGTTCGATAAATACATGGAGGTGAAAGATGGGGTATAGATCAGATGTCGCATACACGATTCGATTCGTGCATGAGGACGACACCAACAACAAGCAATCGTTCTATGTATTCTTAGCTGAGGCTAAGGCTAATGCAGCCACGGCTGCTTGCTTCCTTGAGCATGAATGGGCTGAGTTTGAAATAGACGAAGCACGATACCGCATCAACTTTGCCGCTGACGATGTGAAGTGGTACGAGAGCTATGCGGATGTGCAATGCCATGAGGCATTACTTAATCTAGCGAACGAGTGGGACAACGATGAGGATAACCACGCCAACATCGCTTTTCAGTTCGTGCGTATAGGCGAGGAGACTGATGACATCGAGGACAGACGAAGCGAATCTGCTGATGACTGGATTTATGTTGAACGCACGATCAGCAGGGATTGGTAAATAACTGGTCTCTTCCTGTGTAACTATCTTGCGTAAAAGGGTTGACCAATATGTCAAGTTGTGTTATACTTATAACTGAGTCGGGAATGGAAATCGTGAACGACTTTAATCAACGATCTGTCACCTGACAGATTGAATCATCAATCAAAGGGAGTTCTTATGAACATGGAGTTATCAAAGCCCAAGCATCTCATCAGCTTGGCATCGTCAGCAGTCCTCGTTAGCGTGGATGTCAATGTGTGGTCAGCAACGAAGCAAGATCGTGGCATCAGCAATGAGATCACTACCGCAAAGAACGCTTCAAGCAATGCGGGTCGGTATGTCAAGCACTTGTTGGCAGATCATCCCAAGCACAAGGCGTTGGTCAACTATCGTCAGACGATATACAACTGGGTCAAGCGCCGCACCTATCGTTGGAATAACTCTCAGGACTTGTTACCGAGTATTGATGTGCCACGCTTCAAGCAGGAGTTCGCAGAGCATCAAGCATCATTCAATAAGCTCTTAGCTGACTTCATTGTTTCCTACGACGGCATCGTGAGTGACATGGCGTTCAATGCCGCAGGCATGGGCGATATGTTTGATCGGTTGGACTACCCGCCCAAGGAAGCGTTGGTCGCCAAGTTCGGTGTGCAGTTATTCGTGAGCGAGGTTCCGATGAATGACTTTCGTTGTGGCATTGCGAACGACATCGCTGATGATTTGTTTGCGACATACAGCAAGCAAGCCGAGGACATAGTGGTCTCCATCGTGACAGAGCAGAAAGCAAGGTTCGTCGAGGTGATGGAGTCGATCAGTCATTGCTGTGGTGTGGATGAGATCGGTGTGGATGACAACACAGGCGAGACCAAGACCCGCAAGCGCAAGATCTACGACACCACAATTCAGAAAGCGTTGGAGATGTGCGAGACCTTCAAGGGTTTCAACCTAAGCGCCGATCCCGAGTTGGAGGTAGCCCGAGCATCGCTTGAGAGAGCGTTGGCTGATGTGTCGGCAAAGGACATTCGTGAGAGTGACGCAGTGCGTTCGAGTGTGAAAGAAGATGTTGACAGCATCTTGAGTAAGTTCAGTTCTTTTCAGTGTGTTTAATCAAGGAGTAATCAAATGAGCAAAATGAATTTCACCCCAATGGTATCCATCAACGAGTTGCGGAAAATGATTCCGCTAATAGGTTCAGATCTGACATTGGTCATACAGAGCGAGCCAGGTTGTGGCAAGACCTCCCTCTTATCTATGATGGAACAAGATCATGGCGACAAGTATGACTACATCTATGTGGACTGTCCTGTCAAAGACATGAGCGACATCGGTATGACTATTCCCAATCACGCAAGCAAGTCTCTTGAGTACTATGTTGCTGAGTTGTTCAACATGGACAGCGACAAACCTAAGATGATCTTACTTGACGAGTTGATGAAGTCACCCAAGCTCATGCAAGTGATCTATACCCGACTCATGCTTGAGCGTATGGTGGGTGATCGGGCGTTGCCCAAGGGGTCGGTCATCATTGCAACATCTAACAACGCAAGCGATGGCGTGGGTGACTCAATGCTTGCCCACGCAGGCAATCGTGTGTGTATCGTGCGCATGGCAAAGCCCACAGCTGATGAATGGTTGACATGGGCAACAGCTAATGGAATCTCTCGTGTTGTTCGTGCGTTCGTGTCTATGTTCCCTCGGGTCATGGCTTCCTACTTGGAAGGCGATAACCAAAAAGACAATCCATACATCTTCAAGCCAAGCTCGGGTGTGTTGTCGTTCTGTTCACCTCGTTCATTGGCGAAGTGCGATGTGATCGTGAAGCATCGTGATGTGTTGGGTGAGAACGCAACTATGGTTGCATTGGCAGGCACGATCGGTGCGTCAGCGGCGGGTGACATGGCGGCTTTCATGTCATTGGAGAAATCATTGACAGATGTCAAGGACATCGTGAAGAACCCGTTGGGTGTAGTCATGCCAAGAGACATCAGCGCACAGTTGATGATTATGTTTCAAGCAGTAGATACATTGGCGACACAGGACGAGTTGACAGCGTTCATGGAGTTCGTTGGTCGTATCGACTCAAGCGAGGTGCAAGCGGTGTTCTTCACCATGATGATGCGTAGTCCCAAGGCAGTGCGTCTTGCAAGAAACAATGCAAAGATCGCTGAGTGGGCTAAGAATAACCATGAACTGTTCTAAGGAGTGAGTGATGATAAGTATTACTGAGTTGGAGTTGGTGTTGTTCATTGGCTTTGTCGTGATGACAGGGATGTACTTCAAGCTGAGAGGCGAGTTGTATATGCACAGGCGTGTAACGGCTGAGATCTTCATGCGTATTGCCAAGGGCAATATGAAAGTGACAGAGACCGAAGATGGTTACGAGTTGGAGGTTACATCCAAATGAGCGAAACAAAGTGGTTGACTCTCGCCTATGTGTTGGCGATGGTCGTTCTTGTGTTAGATGTTTTTTACTGGAGAGTGGGATGAGCAAACAAGAGACGCGTGTTAAGAAGGCGCACATCGCCTTGATGAAACACCCTGAGACAGCACTGTATAGCGGTGTGATGTTGATGGGTAAGAGTGAGGTCGTCGATAGTGGATGTCCTACGGCATACACCGATGGTGTCAACAAGGTCTATGGTCGCAAGTTCTTAGAGACTGTCGATACCGAGCCAAAGGTTCGTGGTTTGATACTGCATGAGAATCTTCATGTAGCGTTGAAGCAGTTGCCAAGAGGTAAGGATATGTTTGATGAGAATCGCAAGCTCGCAAACATCGCCGCCGACATGGTAGTCAACAACATCATCGAAGATATTAAAGGCACAGTCAATGGTTCGTCCGAGCGAATCGTTGCGTTGCCTGATGGTGCGGTGTATGACCCCATGTTCCAAAACTGGTCGATGCGTGAGGTATACAACTATCTCAAGAAGAACTGCAAAGGCAAGGGCAAAGGTAAGGGTGAGGGCAAGGGCGGTGGAAATAGTGATCTGTCAGGTGACAGACCCGAAGATGGTGATGGAGATGGCGACACTATCACTATCAACGGCAAGACCTATGATCTTTCTGACGCAGACGAACATGATCTCGATAACCTGAAAGACCTGACGCATGAGCAGATCAAAGAGATCAACGATGCAATCGACAAGGCATTGCGTGAGGGCGGTATGTTGGCGGGTCGCATGGGTGCAAAGATACCTAGATCAATCTCCGACTTACTTGAACCAAAGGTAGATTGGCGTGATGCGTTGAGAGACTTTGTAGCGAGTGCTATCAAAGGCAAAGATGAATTCACATGGCGTCGAATGAACAAGCGTCAGCTCGTCAATGATATTTATCTGCCAAGCATGGAGAACGAGACAATCGGTGAGGTGGTCGTTGCCATTGACACATCGGGTTCGATCGGCAGTGCGCAGATCACTGAGTTTGCAACAGAACTGGTCTCTATTTGTGATCTGTGTTCGCCCGACAAAGTGCGTGTTTTGTGGTGGGATACCGATGTACATGGTGAGCAAGCCTTTGCAGGCAACTACCAAGACATCGCTACTCTACTCAAGCCAATGGGCGGAGGCGGTACTCATGTGTCATGCGTCAATGAATACATCAACAAGGAACGCATCAATGCGGAGTGCGTCATCGTGTTCACTGATGGCTATGTTGAGAGCGACATCACATGGACTATTCCTAGCCCAACCCTGTGGATGGTCACCGAGTGCAAATCGTTCGAGCCTCCTGTCGGTAAGAAGGTGAAGTTCGGTGACGACTGATTCATTTGCAATGCTGTTCGCTGACATTACTTATAGGACAAAAGGCGTGACAAAAGAAAGCAAACACCGAATGTCAAAAGAGTTAGCGCAGGAACTCAGAGATCAAATGGGGGACAACGCTTATCTCTTTTGCGTAGAGAAACTATCAAACGGCACAGAACAACCACAACTGTGGCGTGATGTGTTGACTTGGCTTACTGAAACTGAAACAACAAAAGGGGAAACGAAATGAAGGGTCTTAGTTACGAGCGCCTTGAGCGCATTACACACAAAGAAAACCCATACCGAGGCACAACCAATCGGTATCCTGTGGGCAACCGCAGACACAACCTCAAGAACTTCTATGTCAGAGAAGAGAATGGCGTAAAAGTATTTGATGTGACATACGGCACACGACACAAGTCACACGCTTGTACGAAAGAACAATTCGATGCAATGGAAGCAACAGGCGCAAGTCATATTTATAAGTATGAATATACTGACCGCATTGAATACCTACGATACGAGGTAGTGCCATTCAGAATCGGCACAGTGTATCCCGAAGAATACTTTCAATTCAACGGCGATTCCTACTATGGGCAGGGCGATCGTGCGTTCTTGAGTGATTGTTCTCATGGATGGTTCTGCAATGATTCACGCAGGGGCGGCATGGTGTGGACATTCGGTCGCGGCGTTGATTACCGATGTATTCCGATCTTCAAGGGTATGCGTGTCTCTACTGCGGATAACTTTGAAGTGCTTGATGACTATGTGGTGGTCGGCAAGAAAGTCAATCGTAAGGTGGGTAAAGATCTTCTTGCGGGATATGAAACTTTCTACAAGACTGCTGAGACTATGTGCAAAGCAATGTCTAGAGAAATCTTTCTTGCAACTGCTAAGGAAATCATTGAGGAGGAACAACGAGACCACAAAAAATTCTTTGATGAAGCCGAAGCACGACGAGATCAAGCACCGCTTGATGCAATGATTCTCTACGCGTTGGCGTTGGATGTGGGCAAGATCGGTCAACAGATCAACCATCCGAATTGGTATCAAGCCGAGCCACACGAAGTATTTTGCAATCTCAAGCGAAAGATGAACAACGGACTCTATCGGGAACATCCCGAGGTGTTTACCCCTGTGCGTTATGGCAAGGGTGAGGCGTACCCACCAAGCATTTGGGGATACGAGATCGAGGTCAATGGCGAGATCAAGCAACAGTATTAATCAGTAGTCTGTCATCCGACAGATTCATTTTCAAAAGGGGAAAGTAATGAGTAGATATATTCTTGAGGGATTCAACGAGGAAGGCTTTGAAGAGAGCCTCAAAGCAAGCCGAGTGTTTCCATTGGTGCGTGACTTGTGCCACAAGTTCAATCTGAAAGTCTTAGCCGAGACAGAACTCAGTGGTAAGCAGGCGTTCCAGTTGTGCCATCCCAATGGCATGACAGTAGGTAAGGCGTTCGTCAGAGACATCGACGACAACGGCAGTCTTGCAACAGAGTATTGCTATCGCACACCTTACTACACAAAAGAGCGTGGTAGGAGTCACGACGACAAGACAACATTGCGTAGCACCAAAGTCTCTTCACTGATAGCAACCATTGGCAGAGTCAAAGCTATTCCCAGTATCGACAAGTTGGTCGAGAAGAAGATGAACAAACTAGGCGATGCGAGAGAGATCATGGAGAAAGCGATGGGGAGTACACACAAGTCAACTAGTGAACTCTATGCTGACGAGATACAAGCATTGCTTTGTGCGGTACTAGGGGAAACTCCTAATGGAAATCACATCACAATCGACACAGTTAAATGTAAAAAGGTACTTGACAAATACAATGAAGCTGATAGGATTCGGGTCAAGAAGTTAGAAGAAGTCGGTAGGTTTTTTCACAATCCTTTCTACATGATTGGTGCAGATCAATTCAACCACTTCATAGTCGGCAAAGTTAAAGTCATAGGGGAGAAACAGTATGAAATCGTTGAGCCATTCAAACGCTACAAAAACATCACCGAGCGTGATGATCTTATCCCTGTGATGACTATGACTAAGTTAGCCTACGAGGGTAAGGGGCATCGTATGCAGGCAGGTTACATACCCGCAACCGATATGTACGACGAGAGCCTTGATGCGGTGTTCTTCTACGAACAGCAAGCCACACACTACGACTACATTTGGATGGCTACTCCATGCTGAGTGAGAACCTTGCACCGATTGTTCATCAATGGAACTGGGACTTAGTGCGAGTCCCTGTTCGTAAGATTGAAGATCACTACATCGTCTTTGTGGCTGACGCATATCACAGACGATACGACGAGGATACATTGCCTGATGAGTTGAAAACCAAGATGGCAATGATTCTCGCAAGCCCACATCACAAGGTGTTACCTGACCACAAGTTGCAGAAGCTCACACTCTACACAAACAATGAGTCAGAAGAACTTGATGAGATAGGGTGGCAAGCATCGGACACTTTCTTTTGTGTGGCGTTGACACGCCCGACCTTGGCACTGATGAGAGGGGAAAAAGATGGGGAAACTTAAAGCTGCTTGGTCAGAGGAACTTCTTGAACAGAGCATAAGGGAAATCATGTTCCCCAAAGACTATTGGATTACCAAAGATGGGCGGTTCATTCCTATTGATGACATGGACTTTCAACACCTTGAGAACATCGTCAATTTCTTTTCTCAGGAAGGCACAACAGTTGACCCGATGAGGCAAGGTGCGTTTGAAAAGGTGATGTTGCGGTATCTGCGTATGCAAGCCGAGATCAATGATGTCCACAAAGATATTCTGTAAGGAGAGCAAGCATGGCTAGTACACCCGAGGGCAGGGTCAAGGACAAGATCAAGAAGATTCTTAAGGCACACGATATCTACTATGCGATGCCACATGGCGCGGGGTTTGGTAATGCGGGTGTGCCTGACTTCCTGTGTTGTGTTGAAGGAGAGTTTGTAGCAGTCGAAGCCAAAGCAAATGGTGGCAAGGTTACCGCGCTTCAACAAAAAAACTTATCTGACATCGAAGCCTCGGGAGGTTCGGCATGGGTTGTTGATGAAACCAATATCCACGTGTTTGAGATTTGGATAAAAGAAGGAGTGTTCCTATGAAAGTATTTTGGTGGACAGTCCTTGCTGTGAATATGTTAGCGGTTGTGTGTACTGGTCTAGTCACGCTTGGCTGGTGGTTAGCGTCAGCGTTACCAAGGAGTTTTTAAATGGATGAACAAGACAGAAGTAATTTGCGTGATCTACACGCAGGGTTTGCAATGATAGGTTTAATTATGAAAGGAGATGCACCGCACACTATCCCAACCAAGGCATATCTGTATGCCGACGAGATGCAAGAAGCCCGAGACCAGCATGTCGCTGGAATCGTATCAGTGAAACGCCGTACCAAAAAGGAGAAGGCAGATGAGTAAAGTAATTGAGGTCGCCAACATGATGGCGAATGAACCAAACACTAAGGTGGATGATGTCATTAAGAAATTGAAAATATCAAGGACTTATGCGTACAACCTGATGACGCAGGCGAGAAAGAAATACATCAACCGCCGTAACGAAGCGTTGAAGAACAAACCCAAGTATCGAATGGAATCCTCAGCTACAAATCTGTCAGGTGACAGATCACTAAATATCGTGGAGACACACTTCCCGATCACAATGGAGTCTGACCCAGTGAATCATCCCGAGCATTACAAGACAGGTGGTATCGAGACGATCGACTTCATCGAGGCAAAGAGTCTTGGCTATAACCTTGGCAACGTGGTGAAGTACATCACACGATCAGACCACAAGGGCAACAAGCTACAAGACTTACAGAAAGCTCAGTGGTATCTCAACAGAGAGATTGCTAAGTCACAGGCTTGATTCGTAGGCATGGTTCGCCATGCCTTTTTTTGACACTTTTGAAAATCTTATTTAAGGGGAACAACATGATACAAGGACTTCAAAGCCCATCTATTAATTTCACAATTGACAATAACAGCATACAGCTTCGTATGCCGTATCAGAACACGCCACAAGATGTCTACAAGTATCTCAGAGAGATGGACTTTGTTCACACCGCCAATTCAAGTGGCGATATATGGATGCGAAAAGGCACGAGCGAATACTTCACATGGGAACAAGCCGTGGCGTATTGCCTCATCAAACCATTCCTCAACCCCTGACTTGAAACCAGTTATTTAAGGAGAGCGACCATGCTGACTGGATTAGATATTTTGATTGCACGAATGAAAACCAACCCCGAGGAGTTTCTTAAAGAAGATGGGCAAGTGCCTTATCAGGGGGAAATGTTTGGTGGGAAGTGGTCAGACTTACTTGACTACGCTTGGCGTGTTGCGAACGAAGAAGAACGAGCCGCCCTTGAAGTGGCGCAAAAAGAGTTTTATCGTGATGACTTTAACGAGCGAGTCTTCAAGCGTCTTGCAGGCGAGGAGAATATCCAACTGCCTGAGACCATGAGATACAAAGCGCAAGGGCGTTACGCAACAGGATGGATTGACCCAAGAGCGCAACAGGCGGCGCAAATGCACCCACTGCAAAATTCAGCACAAAATGCGGTGTTACAGGGCGGTATGTATGACCCGAATACGCATGGGTACTTGACCACCACAAGCGGTTTCCAAGCGGCAGAAATCAAAGGTGAGGGACAGCCCATTGGTTATAGCGGCGGTCAACCGCCTTTTTGGAGTGGTTTATTTGGGGGTAAGAAATGATTGAACCGATACAAACATTTTTTGGCAAGATACGTGGACTGCGTGGTGATCGTCAAGCGATCATCAACCAAACGATGATGTGGAGATGCACTGTGTGCGGAAATATTTTTAGAACAAAGGAAGAGGGAGATTTGCATGGAGTGTCCTCACTGCGGTGCGTGGAGTCTGGTCAAGGAGACAAGATCGTCCCCCACAAGGTACAGGCGTAGGCGGGAGTGCGCAAATGAGCATAGCTTCACAACCGAAGAAGTCGTCGTCCCACAAGAGCAGATCAAAGCGGAGAACGCAGAACGTGTCCAGTCTCATAGAAAAAAATATGTGGAATCCATTCGAGCGCGTAGACCCAAAAGTGCTTGAGAGGTTACATAAAAAACATGAACAGAACGCACGCAAGTATTTGCTGGTTAACTTTGATGAAGCACCGATATGAATTTAATTACTCTTGACTTTGAAACCTACTACGCCAAGGGCTTGGGCTTTAGAACTCAAACGACTGAGGAGTATGTGCGTGATCGACGCTTTGAGATCATTGGCGTTGGCGTGAAGATTGACGACCAACCCTCCACATGGTTCTCGGGAACACACGCTGAGATAAAAGAACACTTACTGAAGCTTGACTGGAGTAAGGCGGCCCTGCTGTGTCACAACACCTTATTCGATGGGTGCGTCTTGGCGTGGCATCTCGGTATCAACCCTGCGTTTATGTACGACACCCTTTGCATGGCGCGGGCAATCCACGGCGTAGAGGCGGGCGGCTCACTCAAGGCGTTGGCTCTGCGCTATGGGATTGGCGTGAAAGGCGACGAGGTAATCCACGCGGAAGGTAAGAAACGCCTTGACTTCAGTGAAGAAGAACTTCACCGATACGGTGAGTACTGCATAAACGACGTGAATCTTACGTTTGACCTTTTCCACATTCTTGCGAGCGCGTTTCCACAGAAAGAAATGAATCTGATTGACATGACGTTGCGGATGTTTACTCAGCCTGCGTTCCATGTTGACGATGCGTTGCTACAAGACCGCCTCATTGAGCTACAAGAAGAGAAGATGGCGCTACTCCAAACATTGATGGAGAAACTCAAATGCAAGGACGAGGAAGAGGTACGCAAAAAGCTGGCAAGTGGCAAGCAGTTCGCCGCTGTGTTGCAAGAGTTCAATGTTAAGCCACCTATAAAAGTAAGTCCACGAACAGGGAAGGATACGTATGCACTGGCTAAAAATGACGAGGGGTTCTTGGCGCTCACTGAACATGAAGATGAGTTCGTGCAACACCTCTGCGCGGTACGCCTTGGGACGATGTCCACCTTGGAAGAAAGTCGTATACAGCGATTCATTGACGTCGGGAAGCGTAACAAGGGACGACTCCCAATACCTCTCAAGTATTACGGCGCACACACGGGTAGATGGGCTGGCTCTGATAAGGTCAATTTCCAGAATTTGCCCAGTCGAGATAAGAAGAAAAAGACCCTCAAAAATGCAGTTATCCCGCCCGATGACTTTGTTGTTATCAACTGTGACTCCTCGCAGATCGAGGCGCGTATCTTGGTATGGCTTGCTGGACAGGAGGACGTCACTCAACAATTTGCGAATGGAGAAGATGTTTACTCTGTGTTCGCAACCAAGATATACGAACGACCAATTAGCAAAGAAAATCCTGTGGAACGCTTCGTTGGAAAGACCTGTATTCTGGGTCTAGGTTACGGCACTGGCGCGTTAAAACTTCAGCACACGCTCAAGACAAGCCCCCCGGGAGCTGTCGTTACTGAAGACGAGGCTAAAGAGTTTGTTAAGACATACCGTGACTCAAATGCTCAAGTCATTCAGCTATGGAAAGAAGGCGACAAAGTTATTGAGCATTTAATTGACTGGCCTACGGAGAAAGATAAGGTAACTCCAATAAAGCCTTATTACTATGGTGTCAAAGGCTCCAACTGTTTGAAGGTAACCAAGGAAGGGATAACCCTGCCTAACGGACTGATGATTCGTTATCCCGAACTCAAGAAGGATACTGAAGAATCTAAAACCCGATACACCTACAAGTCACGTAAAGGGCCTGTCTCCATATGGGGCGGATCGCTAGTTGAAAACGTAGTTCAAGCGTTGGCGAGGATTGTCGTTGGCGAGCAGATGCTCAAGATACAGGAGCGATACCGTGTTGCTCTAACAGTTCACGATGCGGCGGTCATCTTAGTTCCTGAGTCAGAGAAGGACGAGGCGATGGCGTATGTGGTTGAGTGCATGTCTGTGCCACCCGACTGGGCTAAGGGATTACCCGTGGCTTGCGAGGCGAAGTACGGTTACAGCTATGGTGAATGTTAAGATAAGTAAAGAAGGAGTTAACATATGGAATCCCGATACCTTGACCCCGAAGACGAAGAGCACGGACTATTCAACGAGTTTGAAATACAAGCAAGACAGCGCAGGGAAGCGGTAAGAGCCAACTTGCAGAGCCTAGTACACAACCCATTCAGAAATGATGTCATCGAGGAAGTGGCGCAAGCCGTAGAAAAGATGCACGGTTTTGGTCAGGACACCATCAGTTCATTGGCAATCTATATCAGGGGGATGAAGAAATGAACTTTGGTGACCAAGGAAAACTGGCAAACGGATTGGTTGATGAACTGCTCACGCTCATTCACAAGTATGACGAGTCGCTGTATATGTGTAGCGTCATTGGCGTGTTGGAGTTGGTCAAGCAACAACTGATAACTGAGAGTATGGACAGGGAGGATGATGAATGACACTACAAGAACAGTTTGAGCAAGCCAAAGCGCAACTTAAAGAAATCAACGCTGGCAGACCAAAAGTTTATCGTGCATGGGAAGACACATGGGCTACGTTTCACGAAGACCCCGCCGCTTTTCACAAGGCATACAACAGCTTGTACAGCTATGACATTGAGAAGAACAAAGTTTTGGATGAAGTGATTCGATTGAGAGACTTAGTTGAGGAGAAGCTATGAGTAATGTTTGGGAATGGAAAAATTGTTTACCTGCGGAAGTTTGTGAAACACTTATTGAAAAATTTTATGTGCCTGAAGCTGAAGCAATTGCAGGCATTGGGAATGGGGCTGTAGATGTGTCAATTGATTTACCGCATCGCAAGACAAATGTTTGTTGGATTCCAAAAGAAGAGTACATCTCTACCTTTTTGTTTTCAAGAGCATTGATTGCCAATCAAAAAGCGGGATGGGGATTTGACATTGAAGATTGTGAGATGACTCAAATCGGTAAGTACGAAGATGGGGGTCATTACGAATGGCACAAAGATGAGAATTTTTTTGTTCGCCGAAAAAACTATCACAGAAAAGTATCGGTAGTTGCATTTTTATCTGACCCCAAAACTTATACAGGTGGAGATTTTTTAATGCTTATGAAGGGCGAGCAAAAAATTGAAGCCTCACTTGGTTCAATAATTTGTTTCCCTTCCGAAATAGTTCATAAGGTTACGCCTGTGACTGAGGGTGTTAGATATTCATTAGTGTTATGGGCAAACGGCCCACAGATGAGGTGAGCATGACGTTCAGAGAAACAACAGTCAAGTACATCAAAGATGTAATCAGGGCGAAGACCATCCATGAAATCATCGCCCATGAACTGCATGAAGCCCACCTACGTAAACTGGAAGCTGAGACTGCGGCTGAGTATGCAAGGGCAAATATCCAATACAACGAGTTACGTATTGCGCGGTTACAAAAGAGATTAATGGAACATACACAGGAAGGCGACTACACATGAGCTACACATGGTCATTCTCATCGTTTAAGCAGTACGTTAACTGCCCCAAGCAGTACCAAGAAATCAAGGTACTGAAGCGTTTCTTTGTCAAGCCAACGCAGGAGATGACCTACGGCAACGAGGTACACAAGGCGCTGGAGAACTACGCCAAGGATGGCACTCCCCTTGCCAAAAACTATGAGCGATTTAAACCGCTGATGGATACCTTGATGGAGATTGAGGGAGAGAAGCATCCCGAACTTAAAATGGCCCTCGATAGGGATGGCAACGCCTGTGAATATGGTAAGGGATACTGGGTGCGGGGTATTGTGGACTTGCTCATTTTGGATGGCGACCTTGCCCACATCCTTGACTACAAGACTGGCAGTAGCAAGTACCCCGACACAAAACAGTTAAAGCTGATGGCATTGATGACCTTTGCCAAGTTCCCTCAGATCATGCGGGTCAAGGCTGGTCTGCTGTTTGTGATGCACGATGGGTTCACGACTGAGGAATACACCCGCGATCAGATTCCAACACTGTGGGATGCGTTCAAACCTGACTTAATACGGATGGATTTCTCGTATGAAACCGATGTGTGGAACCCCAACCCGACACCGCTATGCGGCTGGTGTCCTGTAACAACCTGTGACTTTTATAAGGAAAGACGGAGATGATTGAACAAGTAATTGATTACGCCCACCCCATGATGATGGTCGAAAAAGCCATGAAAAAAGCCCATGACTATCTGCTGGAGGAGGATTACATTTTGGCACTAGATCAAATAAACTTAGCCATTGTGGAGGCGAGAAACACTCGGATCTCCATCATTCACATCATGGAGAAACAAGATGCCTTACGTGACCAAACCGCGCCCATATAAAAAAGAATATGAACAGCAAAAAGAACGTGGAGAACACGACAACAGGATGGAGCGCCAACGCGCCCGAAGAAAACTCGACGCCAAAGGTGTTGACCGCAGTGGAAAAGATGTTGCTCACGTCAAGGCTCTATCTAAAGGTGGGTCAAATAAAGACGGCATCCGACTTGAAGCGCCCAGCAAAAACAGATCGTTCGCAAGAAAGCCCAGTGGTGCAATGAAGTAATTGTCGTTGCTGTAAGGCGTGGGTGAGCAACGGCGGGGGATTAGTTGACCCCCTCAATAACTATGTCAATCAAGCGGTGTTTTGAGTCTCCCCTCTCCTTTCACACGACAGGCTTGATCGACTAGCCCCCGTAAGGGGCTACGTTAAAACTCAGTAAAGGTCAGTATGGAAGTCATTGAAAACACGGCGGTGCGCATGGTCATACCGTCAGGCGAGTTGCGTTACTTGGTCGGGCACATTGAGAAGTGCGAGGTACTAAGTGATGATGGCAAGTTCGCCGAGGTACTTGTGTACTGGGGCATCGAGGAGATGCAACGCCTCGTCAGGGTGTACGGAGATGCTCCTTCACCAATAAACACACAGTACGACTGGCCCGGTATGTATACGCCATTCGTCCACCAGAAAACTACTGCCTCATACCTTGCGTTGCGTGACCGGTGCTTCTGTTTCAACGAGGCTGGCACAGGCAAGACCTCATCCGTGATTTGGGCGGCAGACTACTTGATGGCTCAGAAGCAGATCAAACGGGTGCTGGTCATCTGTCCGTTGTCCATCATGTACTCGGCATGGCAGGCCGATATCTTCAAGACAGCTATGCACAGAACCGTTGCGGTAGCGTATGGAGACGCCAACAAACGCAAGAAGATTATTAACGGAGAGTACGAGTTCGTCATCATTAATTTCGATGGAGTCGGGATTGTTTCTGAAGAAATAAGTAAAGTAGGGTTTGACCTAATTGTTATTGACGAAGCGAACGCATATAAAACAGTATCTACAAAACGCTGGAAGACCTTGGCTAAGCTCATCACCCCATCAACCAAACTTTGGATGCTCACAGGCACACCCGCCTCGCAGTCTCCGATGGATGCGTTTGGCTTGGCAAAGCTGGTCAATCCAAATGGTGTTCCTAAATATGTGACGGCGTGGCGCGATAAGGTGATGCAGTCTGTATCCAAGTTCAAATGGATTCCAAAGAAGACTGCACAGGCTGACGTGTTCAACGCTTTGCAACCCGCTATTCGATTTGAAAAAGCCCAGTGTCTTGACTTACCCGAGGTGATGTATCAGACAAGGGAGATCCCTCTGACCCCGCAGGTCAGCAAATACTACAAGTGGTTGAAAGACCAATTACTGATTGAAGCCGCAGGGGAAACAGTCAGCGCAGTAAACGCCGCAGCGAAGCTCAGCAAGCTGCTGCAAATATCGGGTGGAGCAGTCTATACCGATACCAAAGAGGTCGTGGAGTTTGATGTTTCACCACGCCTCAACGCCTTGATGGAGGTACTGGAGGAAACTGCGCACAAGGTAATTGTGTTCGTGCCCTACACCCACACTATCGAGTTAGTTTCAAAGCATCTCAGTTCACAAGGAGTAATCAATGAAGTAATCAATGGAGCAGTATCAGCATCAGCGCGTTCGGACATCATCAATAGATTCCAGACGCAAGAGAATCCACGAGTATTAGTTATTCAACCTCAAGCCGCATCGCATGGCGTGACATTGACTGCCGCCGACACAGTTGTGTTTTGGTCTCCAGTCATGTCCGTGGAAACGTACTTGCAGTGCATTGCGCGTATTGATCGTGTGGGTCAGAAGAACAGCATGACAGTTGTCCATCTGCAAAGCACCGAGGCAGAGCGCAGGGTATATCAAATGCTTCAAGGCAAAGTCGATATGCACGAAAGCTTGGTTGAGTTGTACAAACAGGAGTTGGGACTATGACAGAAGTCGATGAAATCGAGGAAACAAAACTCGATGAATTAGTCAAGGTATACTTGACAATTCGTTCAGCCCGTGAAAGAATGATGGCTGAGTGGAAGTCACAAGATAAGGCGCTTGAGGATGAGATGAAAGTCCTTGAACAGAATTTCATGGTGACATGCAATGAGAGCAATGCCAAGAGCATCCGCACAAACAACGGCACAGTGATTCGCAAATTGAACGAACGCTATACCGTAGCTGATGGCGAAAGCTTCAGGAAGTTTGTGTTGGAGAACGATGCGGTTGATTTGATGGAGGCACGTATCCATCAGGGCAACTTCAAAGAATTCATTAAGGAACGCAAGGACGATGGCCTGCCGCCCGGAGTGAATGTGATGAGGGAATTTACGATAGTTGTTCGTAAGCCTTCAGAGTAATCAGTTAATTCAGTAAACAAGGAAATCAAATGAGTACAGATCTCGCAACAATGTTCAGCGGTGCAATGGTTCCCGTTGAAGGCTTAGATGACGACACACTTGCCGTAGCGGGCGGTGCGCGACAAAACAAACGCATCTCTATCAAGGGCGGCGTGTTCCGCAAATATGCTGGTGGTAAGGAAATCGGTGCGATCGAAGACCGCCACATGAACGTCATCTTTGTCAAGATGGCACACAAAGCTTCTCGTATGTACTACGAGGGTTCATATCAGGAAGGTCAAAAGATCAGCCCTAACTGCTGGTCAACAGACTCAGAAACTCCTGACGCCGATGTCAAGAATCCCGTAGCAAGCAAATGCGCAGACTGCGACAAGTCTGTCAAGGGTTCCGGTCAAGGTGGTACAGGTACAGCTTGCCGCCTGTCTTGGCGCACTGCCGTGGTGTTGCCCAACGACCCCGCTGGTGACGTGATGCAGTTAGTTCTACCTGCTACGTCTGCCTTTGGTAAAGAAGATAATGGTCGATTCCCATTCCGTCCTTACATCCAGCACCTTGCGTCTCACAACGTCAGTGCGGGCCGTGTGATTACAAAGATGGCCTTCGATACAAAATCTCCTACACCAAAGGTTTTGTTTAGTCCCGCCGGTAAGGTTGAGGATGCTGATTTGCAGACGATCGCACGTCAAGCCAAGAGTCCAGCCGCCGAAGCCGCTGTGAAGATGAATGTCTTCCAGTCAGACAGCGAAGAAGCTCCCGCACCCGCCAGTCACCGCAATGAAGTGCCTGACGCTGAAACGCCTGAGCCTACCAAGCGCGAGTCAACCAAGCCAGCCGCCGCTGAAAAAGACATCAATGATGTCGTGAAAAAGTGGTCTAAGAAATAAGGAGTAAGGATGCCACGGACATACAGTAAACAGTTTATTGCAGAGTTGGAGACGGCGAATCCCAACAGGGCAGGGATTGCCCTAGCTAATGCTTGCGTGAAAGGAAACTTGCCTGCAAAGTATGTAGCATATGCGCTGGACGTAACTCGGATGACGGTTTTCAGTTGGTTCCGTGGCGGTCACATCCGGCACAAAAACTTGTTGAAGATCGAAGCTATAACAGACCTCATTGAGAGTGATACTGCTAAAGGCATTCTTCCAGCAACAAACAATGCACAGGCGAAAGCCTACCTCGAAGAAATGGTCGGGAGGTCATTCGACGAGAAATAAAAACGGGGGGCAACCCCCGACTTCATTCACCAGAGCGAGCATAGCCTCGCTCTTTTCAACTCTGGCGAGACATGTTAAAACAATTCTACGAGAAAGCATTGCCAAGTCAGGGTGTCTACTGTGTCAGTGGTTTGACCAACGGGAGAATGGCGAACCGATTTGCAGAGACACTCGACGGCGTATTGGAAGATATTCAGAAGCTCAAAGACAAGAAAGCAGATGTATTTGTAGCACTGGGAACATTTGAAGGGTACAGCAGAAAAGCAGATGACTGCTTGTATGTCAGATCATTCTTCATTGATTTGGATGTAGGCGAAGGCAAAGAGTATGCAAGTAAGGCTGATGCCCACACTGCGCTATACAAACTGCAAGGGGCGGCAGGGTTACCAGACCCAGTAGTGATTGACTCAGGTGGCGGGATACACGCTTACTGGATCATGGACACAGACATTCCCAAGGATGAATGGAAGCCCGCAGCAGAAGTGTTCAAGACGCTCTGCCTCCAGCACATTACCATTGATCCCGTAGTCACAGCAGATGCCGCACGGATCATGCGGTGTCCTGAGACATTCAATTACAAGACGGGTATCCCCCGCCCCACGTCAGTCATCAGCGACGAGATTCACGTGTATAGCTGGGACGAGTTCAGAGCGTTCTTAATGGGCGAAGAAGGTGAGGTTGTAGCGCAGGTAGAAGCTAGGTCACCTGAGATGGAGGAGATTCTTGCAAGCGTGACCAAGGGCTTGGATGAAGACACCAAAGCGTTGTTGAAGTTGGATAACTTCCCAAGGACGTATGAAGCTCTTATAAATAAATCAAAAGATGGTGGGGGGTGTAATCAAGTTAAGTATGCCTACGATCATGCTCACGCATTAGAAGAACCAATGTGGCACGCGATCATATCAATCGCAAAATTCTGTGATGACGGCGCAGAAGCCATACATGGATTATCTCAACCTGACCCAAGATACACACATGCAGAAACCGAAAAAGTCGCAGGTCGCGCGCCTGCTCCACGCACCTGTGAGTGGTTCATCAAACATTTCCCCGAGCGATGCGATGGATGTCAGCACAGAGGCAAGATCGTCAGCCCCATATCTCTTGCCAGAGAGTTCACCCCTGCCCCAAAAACAAATAAGGAGGAACCAGTATGGGAAGTATCGAATACCCAAGCGCTTCCTGATTTCCCAGAATTTTTAATGCCTTACGTGCGGGGACAGCACGGCGGCATCTACTTTGTTCCACCACCTAAGGTTGACAAAAAAGGCGTCAAGCACCAAGATGACCCAATACTAATCCTTGCAAACAATCTCTATCCAGTCGTTCGTATGGTCAGCCCACACGAAGGCGAATGCTTACAGATGCGTCTTGAACTACCTAAAGACGGACACCGTGAGTTTCTACTTCCAATGAAGCATGTTTATGCCAAGGAAGCTTTCAAAGCCATCATGTCGAGTAATGGCGTTTTCTTTAACTCAGCACATGACCAACATCTTATGAACTACATTGTTAAATGGGGACAGTTTATGCAAACAACCGATAAAGCACTTTTGATGCGTATGCAGATGGGGTGGACACAGGAGCGCACAGACCCTGATTGGGACAAGCGTAGCTTCGTTATTGGCAAGAAAGAAATCACGCACACAGGTGAGATTGTTGATGCCCCGTCATCACCATTCGTCAAAGGACTCTCCAAACACCTTACACAACACGGTACGTTAGAGCGTTGGCGTGAGTCGATAGATTTCTTGAACAACCCAGAGTTTGAGCTTCATGCGTTCGCTGCCATGAGTGGGTTTGGTTCACCGCTGATGCCATATACGTCAACTTCGGGCGTGGTTATGAGTCTTACTGGCAAGTCTGGTAACGCCAAGACCGGCGCAATGTACGGTGGCCTGAGCGTGTTTGGACACCCCAAAGATCTGAGCGTGGTCAAAGCAACTGACAACGGATTGACGGGGCGTTATCTTGGCTTGCACAACCTGATGTTTGGACTAGACGAGGTGGGTGATAAGAAGGCCGACGAGTTGGGTAACCTGATTCACGGTATCTCACACGGCAAAGCCAAGATCAGGATGCAGAGTTCAGTCAACGCTGAACGGGAGTATGAAATGTCTGCCTCACTGATTGCCGTGCTCACATCGAATCATGGGCTTTATGGCATATTGGAATCCAAGAAGATGAGCCTTGACGGGGAAGCTGCTCGACTGATTGAGCTTTCAATTAAAAAACCAAATATGCTTGTATTGGATGGCACTCTTGGGCCAAAGATTTTTGACGCATTCAAGTACAACTACGGACATGCAGGCCCGATATTTATGCGCCACGTTATTATGGAAGGCGATCAATACATACTTGACCAGATCAAATACTGGGAAGAAAGATTCTTGAAAGACTTTGGCAACTACAGTGAATATCGTTTTTATCAGAACCTTGTGGCGGCGAATTTCACAGCAGCGTCAACTGCTAACGAGATCAAGTTGACAGCCTACGACATTGAACGTATCTATCCAAGAGTCATCCAAGAGATGATTAACATCAGAGAAACAGTAGTACGGGTCAACTTCACAGACTATCAATCACTACTTGGTGACTTCATCAACAAGAACATGGCAAACATTCTTGTGCTCAAAGATAACAAGGTCACAATGGAGCCACGGGGCCAGATTGTTGGGCGTATTGTCAGTGATGAGAATCTTTTACAAGTCTCTAAGTCTGAGTTCAAGAAGTATCTTTCAGAGCGCATGATCGGTGCACGGGAATTTGAAGCAGACATGCGAGAGCGCAAGGTGCTGTTTGATGATAAGAAGGGGCGCTTGACTACAGGTTGGAAGAACGCCATCAGCACTGATCCAGCGTATTTGTATTGGTTCAGAACAGAAATCCCAAGCGACCTGTTCAATGGTTCCTGAGCCAGATTGGATATTTCCGTTTGAAGTTATGGAGGTAGGGGACAGTTTTTTTGTCCCCACCCTTCGCTTTGCTGAGATGATCTACATACTCGACAGCGGTGCAAAACGTGCCGGTATCAAGGTCAAATCCTATATCGTCGTTAAAGACGATCACATTGGAGTACGCACATGGCGCGTTCGTTAAGGTTTGACTCCGAATGCTTTGAACATGGTAATCATTTGATGTTTAATCATGTTCTCTTCAAATATATACACCTTCAATAGCTGGTCGCGCGCCTTGGGGGTCAGACCTTGGTTCAAGCGTACTAGCTCAGCCTCATGTCTGATTGAGTTAAGTTCTACAAGCTGTTCTTTATAGATGTCAACCACTGCCCTGTGCATTGGGTTTTGTGCATCATACTTAGCTCCCTCTACTGGCGCTACGGTATCAAATGTGTTTATCTTCCTTTGGATCTCTTTAATTTGTTTTTCAACTGAACTGAACTCACGGGAATCTACGTTTGATTTAGAACCAAAGAAAGATCCAAACAAAGGTACATCAGTTTTGGGATTGAACTCTTTCGCACCTTTACCTAGATCAAACATGCCATAGCTAAGCTCAGCCAATTTACCAAGACCATCAAGATAGCTATTCGTAAAGAAGTACAACGTGTTAGGACTTACTTGAACGCCGCCCACACCAAAGCCGGGCACGTCAGACTTAAACAATGACTGCGCAACTTTCTTATAGATCTCAGGAATCTTATCTCCACCTGTGTATGCGTCACCCATACGACGAGCCGTTGCGCTGTTAATGTCTTGCCCAATACCATTCTTGTTCATCAAGTACTCAGTCAATGGACGAACCACTGTGGGCATCATGGAGTCGATCGTAAAAGCCAGCGGTGCTTCAGATGGAGGAATCTTGGAAATGGGGATAGGCACAAACGAGTCTGCCATGATCGACAACACGATATTGCTCATGCCGTCTTTAAGAGAGGTATTGCCTTGCGTCATACCCGCAACCTGTGCGCCAGCCGCTGCAAACGCGCCCAGTCCAAAACCCCAAGGTACTTGGAACACTACATCTTTACCCAGACCTAAACTCTCTGAAACGCTGTTGGGTATATGGAATCTTGCATTGCGAGTCCACTGTTGCATGTTGTCGTTCTTGACATTGTTACGCCCAAACTCATCATCGGGAGCCATCATTGCCGCCATCATATACATCAGATAGCCCATGCCAGACAGAGCAGTAATCATAATCCGTGCGTTGCGCTGCTTCTCAGCATACTCGGTGCGAAACTTAGCTTCGGCAACTGGGTCATTTCGAATGTTTGCAGGCAAGCCAGCAATTACATCATCTATGTTGCGGAACGCAGGAGCCACCGCTTCGATGGCACGCTTGGCGCTGATTGCTGAAGGACGGATGAACATATACAAAGCACCCAACCCACGGCTGTAAGTACCCTTCTGTTCAAAGTTGGTCATCTCCTTGGCATACACCGCTGCTTGGAACGCCGCTGCTTTTTCAGCCGCAGACATCTCACCGTTAGGGCCGGGTGTTGTTGAGAGGCCGTTCGCTATTTGTTCTTTTAAGGCACGCTCTTTCTCTTGGGCATACACCGCCGCACGGCTGGTGAATTCAAACATGTTGTTCCATGTATCCATGAGATTGTTGAACTGCTCAAGATTTGTAATTCGCCCTGACTTGCCAACAGACTCACTTAATTTCTCAAGATTAGATTTCAATGAAAAGCTTTGTGTATAGGACGACTTACCACCATGCTCAAGATATTCGACCATGTTCTTAACAAAGCCATCTTCATTTGCCATCTTTGCCAGCAACGCTTTACTTGCAGGATCGCCCTTATCGTGGAGCATGGCAACTTTCCATGCTTTGGGGAAACCGTTGTTAGCAACAATATTTCCAGCGATAGATGCCGCGTATTTAACCGCTTCGATTGGGCCTCGATCTGCACCAATGTTGAAGGTATTAAACAACGTATCGCGCACAAAGTTCATTGGTGCAAAGTTGTAGTTGTACCGTGTGTGCAATGAGCCAAAGAATCCTGTGACACGGTTTGCCACGTCCAGCAAAGTGTTGGCATCTTGGTAGGTATACCGTAATGAGTTGAGCACCTTTTGGTCGGTGACTTTCAGAATGTCAAGAGAACCATCTTGGTTGTAATGGAAGATGTAATCTTCGCCCTTGTATTTCTTCATGTCGATGTCGTTGCGCTCCCAGAACTTGTAGCTCTTCGCTACTTCACCGGGGATGATGCCTGCTTCAATCGCATTCTTAATTGACTGGGTATAGTAGCGGCGACCAGCACGGCCTGCTGCACGAATAGCATCTGAAAGGCTTTGCAGGATTGGATTATCAGAGACGCTAAAACGTCCTTCCATTGATGCTTGGAACTCTTGCAGCTCACGTCCATTGCGGCGGCTATCAAAGTCAAAGATATCGTCAGCATGACGCTTGTTGCGTTCTTTACCCTTGAATGGCATGTAGTTCTGGAAGTTGTACAGTCCCACAAGGTTTGCCACAGGCGTAGACCAATAGTTACCGATCTCATTCAACTCAGAAGTGACCTTGTGCAGTTCCTTCATCGTGTTGAATATATCCATAGTGGCTTTGTACTCAGCAGGGTTGTTCCGTTGCATATCTGCCAACTGCTGTTGACGTAAGGCAATCTCAGACTGCTCAAGGCCAAGCACGTTATACATGCCGTCTTTAATATCTGTAGGGATGCCTTGCTTAGCTTTACCGGGAGGTGGCGGTCTATTCAGTCGTTCACGAATCTTGTCAGAGATGCGGGGGCTATCGCCAAACGAATCAAAATATGAATTAGCTAATTGCTCTAACTCAGCGCGTAGCTGCGCCAACTGCTGTTCGCTTAACTGCGCTTGATGAATCAGGCCCGGTTTGTTAGCACGCTCATCACCAACAATCTGTATACGACGCTCAGCAGGGCTGATATGTACGCCATTCTGTACAAGAATCTTTTGAGTGCTCAATGGCACTGTCAACAACCACTTCACAAACCGACGCTCTGGCTCATGTAGCGCCTCGGAAATCCGGTGCAGCTTGTTCAACGCAAACTTGAGATTTCCACCAAGCATTTCAGAGTAAGCCTTGACTTGGTTATGCGCTCTTTCCTCAATGTCTTGCACTTGATTGATGTAGTAGTTTTCGCCCATCGCTGCGCTGTTGACTGCCCACTCATAGAAGTTGGTGAACTTGCCATTCACATCACGCTTAATTTTTCCTGCGAGGTTGTAGATGTCGTGCAAGTATTTGGCATGGGTGCGTCTATCCACAAGCCAAGTAGCAATCCGTCTCCAACCTTCGCCGGTTGTAAACAACTTCTTTACAAACACTTTGCCATCAGGCGCTTCGTGACGGTCTGGGTTGTAAGCGGAGTTATCACCCTCAATACCATTAGCTGGCCCGTTAGCAGGTAACGGCTTCATGCTAATCGTGCCCTTCTCAGGCACAGCCATGATGTCATCAAACGCAGCAGCAATCTCCATCTGGTAGTTGACAGGCGCGTTCATGTTGAGGTTGCCACGCTTGAACAATTCTTTTGTGATACCAAGTAGTTCAGCTACTTTCAACTTGAAGTCAGACCACATGGACTTCTTCTCAGGCAAAATTGTTTCTGCTCTTTCCGCGCCCTGCCGCAACGTGGCAAGTTCTATTTGGAAAGATTTGTTGGTCATGGAGTAGCTGACAAACTCATATAAGTTTTTGTATGCCTCGGGGAATCTCTTAGCAAACAACTTGCGAGTGTCATCCATGATGTCTTGCAGATGCTCCGCCGCTTCAATCTGTGCCCGTGTCAAACCTACACCATTCTTGGTCAGGAAAATATTCAGTACCTTGACAGTAGCAGCGTGTACCAACTCGTGCATCAACACGGTTTCAGTTGCGCCAAACGGAGTCACATAGATCGTGTCTGAAGCTGGGTCGTAGATGGCTACGTCTTTGCCGGGCAACTTTTCAACCATGTGAATCTGGGTATTCAGCTTCATGCTGAATATTGCTTGGGCTATGTTGCGGAAAAACTTATTGTTTGCCGCAGTGCGCAAGAACTGCAACACGCCTTGAATGTTGTTGCCTTTGATGTGGGCAAGTACGTTATCAGGCACAAGGCTTTGGACAGAAGTTCGTAAATTAGCTTCATTGAGCTTGTCGTATTTCTCCTTGTTTTGTTTGTGCTCTTCTTCAATTTTGTTTTGCACTTCGACCATACGCAGCGCAGCGGCGTGCTTTTGATCGTTCGTCATTCGACGTTCGCGTTGGAGTAAATGCACACCAAGATGAGCGAAGCCCATGTCTTGTTGCAAGCCAGCATTGTTGATGATCTGGCCCAGATAGACCTGCTTGTCCTCAGCACTTAATTCATTCCATGCAGGAAATTCAACACCAAACAACTTGCTACTGATAGCGCGGTTTTGTTCATAAGCATTTACAAGACGCTGTTGTTGTGGGCTGAGGTTTTCTTTAGCCTTACCTTTTTGTTGGCGATACTCTGCTAACTTATCTGCTGCATTGTTGTGTTCTTCAATTGTGTTTTGTCTGATGTTGTCAAAGTACGTATCTTTCTCATCGACAGTCAGATCATTCCATTCAGGGATCAATACCCCTTCTTCACGTTTGGCTTCACGGGTGAGGTCATACTCTTCCCGCATTTCTTGCGTAACAGTAAATTTAGGCGTAGTCTTACCACGAGATTCTTCTAGGTTGACTTTACGATTTTCGTCTTCTTGTTTCTCGTACTCAGACGCCAACTCCATCGCGGCTCTAAGATTCTCTTCGTCGCTTTGTTCAGTGCGTACATAGCCCGGCGTTGTGTCAACGCGCTGAGCTTTTATTGTTTGGCTTACTGGAGCCGACTGTAGCTGCGTTCTTCCATCAGACTCGACAATAGTTGGCCCAGTATCAGCCACTCGGCTTGGTTGAGTTGTGACAGCGGTTCCGGTGGTGACTCCTGTATCGGTTTGGTTAACCACAGCAGCGCTTGTTCCACCTGTGTCTCCGACAGTTTTTCCAGCATTTTGCTCTCCTTGTGCGGCAATGTGTGAACGGATTGCTTCGATCGAACGCTTGACCGAACCCGCACCGCTCTCAGGTTGTGGAATACCTAGTTCAGTAATTACAGCCCGTAGTTCATTGATATGTGGTTTCTTACCCTTATCAATTTCTTGTACCAATGCAGTAGCACGCTGGACAGGATCAGGTGTTGTTTCTGTTGGAGCAGTTTCGTTTGTTGCAACAGCGGCAGGGGTTGAAGTAATTGTGGGAGCTGGAGCGATTGCAGGGGTAGCTTCAGTAGCTTTGGTTTCTTGCCCAACTGGTACGGCAGGAGCAAGCATTGCAGCAAGCTCAGGCTTAGTTTCCAAAGTATCCAAGGGCTTGACTGAAGTATCTTTAGATGCTTCTTCTTGTTGTGTCTTGCTCTTTAATTCTCTGAGCGCAGTCATTTTGGCATTTGCCATGTGCGAACGCGCACCACCAACACCACCGGGCACAACAGACATACCAACAGATGCGGCTGCGGTATTGATGTATTCGTCCAAGGCTTCTTTATCAGTCAGAGATAGACCAGCACCATAGCGTTCTGCAAGAGTTTGGAGTTCCTCAGCAGGGATTTCTTTTGCGCCTGTTACCGCTATGCGTTTAGCAATATCCAAAGCCAAAGACTTAGTAGCATCCGACCCAATCTTCATGGCGTTAAGGCCAATCTTGTTGAAGAAGTAATCCGCTACACCATGCACCAGAACAGCGGGAGCAACTCTTGCTGCGTCAATATCTTCTGGCTTAAACTCGCGGCCTTCAGCCATTGCCCGTTGTTTCTCTTCATCAAAGACACGGCTACCTACCTCACCCATACCATGCAAACCAGCTTGACCAATCAAACCAGCAGTTGAGCCAAGTGACTTAGCGCCTGCTTTGGAATATGTTTCAAGCACGCCTTTCTCAAGCTGACGTTCAAGCAGCTTTTTGGTTTCTGCTTCAACAAATGCTTTGGCGGCTTCTTTACCTTCTCTTTGAAGTACGGCTTCAGCAGCCTCCTTGATGCCACTTTTAATTAACGTCTTGGACACCGCGCCGCCAAACGCGCCAACAGCCGTACCGACGCCGGGTTCAACAGCCGTACCAGCCAACGCGCCAAGGGCAGAGAAGCCAAGGGTCTCAGCTACGTTAGCAACACCCGCACCCATCTGATAGGGTAGCCAGTCAGTAATTACAGTACCAATACCCTTGCCCCATGCTTTGAGGAACTCGTCTGACTCTTTAGATACTTGCTTGGCTTTCCCAGACTCCATTGTCTTAAGACCGCCCTCAATTAAAGATTTGCCAGTATCAGTTGCGCCTAGCTTACTTAAACCAACGCCAGCCAAAGCCTCAGTTGCACCACCAAGTTCTTGCAGTTGGGGGAAGTAATTACCCAGCCCGCGAACAAAGTCGCTGGATGTATCAGTATCAGGAAGAACCTTTGGCCCTTCTTGTACGGGAGCAGGTTTGGGAGGCGGCTCTTCTTTTGGTTTTACAGTCAGCGGCATCCACTCGTTTTTTATCAGTCCAAACTTTTCCCCAGTATCAGGATTACTAGCAGTCTTAGAAAAAGGAACCCACTCGTTGTTAACCAACGCAAAGCGTTCCCCAGTATCAGGATTGGTAGCAGTTTGGAGCGCCATGTTTAATCCAATCTAGCGCCGGTTGGGGGAGGTGGAGGATTGCCAGAAGATGAAGATGTTTGTTTACCCAAAGCACGTTCTTCAAAAGGTTTTACGCGCTCTTTGATAACTCTTTCACGTTCTCTAAGGTTTTTCTCCATTTCAGCAATCTTAGCCTGAGCTGCTAGATAAGGGCCTTTGAACACTGGATCCATTTTCTCTACGTTATATGTTCCAGTAGCTGGGTCAAACGCATTGGGAGAACCCATTTCTGCCCTTTCAATTACAACTTGTGCACGTTGATAAGAACCACCTTTAATATCTCGTTCTCTAGCAAGCTCTGCCAACTCTGCCGCAGATTTTGCATACATGACGTTAAGTTGGTTAAATACCGCCGCATCTTTTTTGTTTGCGGCTTCTGCTGCCATACGTGCTTGTTCTGATTTTTGGCGAAGCTTTTCAGCTTGAAGATGTAAATCAGCCGTATATTTATGGCCTTCCAACATTTTGTTAGCAGTGTATTCAGTTGCTTGCAGGTGAGCTTTATTAGTGCTTTCAGTACGAGCAGCTTCTGCATCCAGACGTGCTTTGTCTTCTTGGGCTTTAGCCAACTGATCTTGAACATGCTGCATACGATCAGCATTTTTTTCCTTAATAGCCCGAGCGTCTTTGTCAAACCCTCTTTCTTCTAATCGCGTTGCTTGATCCAATTCACCGATTGAATTGTCAATCTTCATACGAATTTCTTTTGCCTGCTTTTCATCAGTAATAAGCCCGGGCACAGATTCTTTGACCGCATTCAAGCCAGCAACAAGAGTGGGGCCGGGCGTAGAACCCCAACGCGCAAAGAACTCAGCTACTCGTAAAGCTCTATTGCGCTCTGCTTCATCTTGCGCATTTGCACGTTCTTTCATTAAACCAGCGCGTTGTTCTATTGCGCCTTCATTTGGGCCAGCTTGTTTTCTCAACCTTGCCGCAATGTCTGCCTCTGATTCTTTATTGGCTTCTTGGGCTTTAGCATACTCAGCCGCATAGTACGGAGATATATTGCCAAGCGTATTTTCAATTTGAGGAGCCGCAGGCGGAGCAGGTTTTACTAAAGGTTGTTGCGCAATAACAGGAGACGGTACTTTCGTTATATCCCCAGTTGGCTTACCTTGCATTACGCGTTGCTGTAATATTTCTGAAGAACTTGGCTCTTCAACCTTCTCCCCTTCAGCAAACGCAATGATGCCGCCACCAGCCATGCCGGGTTGATTTTCCATTTGTTTCATCTTCAACAAGCGCTGAGCGATGCGTTTAACGGTTGGGCTAGATGATTCTTTAAGTTCTCTTTGAAGACCCTCTTCATCCATGCTGTAGAGATCATGCTCTACTTCGCCGCCCACATCGTAAGATGCAATACCGCCTTTTGCCATCCCCTTGATAACACCGCCTTTGGCTTTTAACGCGCTTGCCAACGATGCAGCCGCACCCGCCGCACCAATACCTTGAGTCAGGTAGTTTGGTTGAGCTTGATACTGTTGAGTAGTAGAAGCCTGCATAGGCAAACCACGGATCATGTTGGACATAGTGCCCAACTGCATGAGGGGGTACTGCTGCGCATTTGCAAAATCTTGCTGTGCTTGGTTAAGCTTTTGTTGCTCCAAAGCTTGTTGTTGTGCGCCATACTGATTTTGTAATCCGTAAATGCCTTGTTGTGCAGCAAGTTGTTGTTGACCAAGGTTAGCAAGATTTTGAGCGCCAGACATTGCTTGGTTATAAGCAGCCTGTTGTGCGCCAATTCCAGCACCAACACCTTGTATACCAGCTTGCATACCTTGAAGCCCAAGATTAGCCCCATACTGCTGGGCTTGCTGGGCATTTTGAAAAGCTGACTGAAGCCCTGTAGCTTGTATATCGCTTTGCTGCAACGCTAAGTTACGATTAGCTTCTGCATCGGTAAGAGCTTGACGTGAACCACCAAATGCACCTGCTTGGACAGCTTGCGCATTACGTCCTGTCGTTGCAATATCAGCTTTGCGTTGAGCTTCTCTTTGTTGAGCATCCACCACATTCTGCATGTAGGGGGACATATAAGCTTGCATGGCATATGGATTTGTTGCCTGCATTGCATACTGATTACCAGCATCGGCAGCTTGATACCCCATGCCAGATAAGCCAAGACCTTGTCCAGCAGTACCTAAAGCCCCACCAATACCAGCACCTGTGATATCCATGGCTTGGTTGTATTGGCCCGGCACTCTCATATTAGCAACGCCTTGCTGCGCCTGTTGCTGCATGGGTTGGAAACCCGCAATCCCCTTAGAAGGGTCATAGGATATTTGATTTCCGTTTGCATCGTACGTACCGCCGTATGCTTTATATGGTTGGAAGCCAGTTATGTCTGTTCCTCCAGCGGCATTAGGCGTAGTTTGAAATAATTGCTTTTGGGTTGCGCCAAGCATTGTCTCGACATACGGTTTCGCGTACTCGGGGATGTTTGTGCTGTAACTTGTATTTTGAGTTGGAGCAGGTTGACCCCCACCTCCGTCTCCACCGCCACCACCATAAACAATACGCCCGCCTTCTTTACGGGTGATGCTTTCACCAAGAGGTTCGCCTAAAGCGTACAGCTCTCGTCGAGAATAATTTGTTTTCATAATTTAATCCTCATCACTTGATGGGTAACTTTTAACCCAAGCTTCTCATACATATTCACCAAAGTGCCTTTGGCCCAGAGTTGTGCAGTTGTTGCGCCATGTAGCCGCATCCATTTATAGAGTTCTTCAATTACATGCGGACGAACAATAGCTTTACCGCCCATCAAGTTACCATGCGCCACGCGCTCTAATGGGTAATCAATAATATCCACCACTGCCGCACCAGTAATTCCTTCATCCGGTTCCTCCCAAACAAGTAGAAACGTGCGTCCTGTTCTTATTGCGTGTTCAACCAACTCAATCTTATTTAGATCAGGATCAAGGTCAATCGCCCTTTGAATTAAAGGCGCAGCAATAGGCCACACCTGTGGCAGTTCATTTGGACTGATTTGGTAGAGTGGCATTACTTGGGCACAAACTTGTTAGGGTTGATTTGCTTACCTTGCTTGGGGTTCCCTGTGCGGGCTTTACGAACTTTGTTCATCATCTCATGCAAAATCTTTGCGCCTGCATCAGTTGAGCCATTTCCAAGATGAGACACCACATCAGCGGGAATTACGAATTCACCATCAGCAAGACGGGCGGGTTGTTTTCCGGCAATAGTAGCGGGGATGTTATCTGACATGCCATCACCCGGGCCTTTGAGTAACCTAGGGTTTCCACCATCAGCATAACTACCTAAACTACCGTGCATAATTCCACCGCCAGCGAATCCTAGAGCTAATGGCCCAGTAGATCCTTGCTGATCTTGAGTTGTCTGTGTTTGCTGATATTGGGCTGCCTGTGCCTGCCCCAAATTTGCCTGCTGATCGGGTGGAGTCGCCTGAAACATATTGTTATACCCTGTAAACCCGCTACTATTTTGGAATGGATATCCACCGCCAGCTCCGTATCCACCACCGCCACCACCTAAGTCAAGGGGGATATGTAAGTCTAAATTGCCGCTACCTGTAACACCACCATCTGCATACCTATGTGCTCGCATGATACCGCCGTGCGCTGCCATCTCAGGATCAAGAGAAGAACCAGATTCAGACGCTTTAATTCCGGGTGGTGCAAGATTTAATTGACCCATGGGAGTGGGACGTTTCATGCCGGGTAGTTGCATGTTGGCGCGTTTGTTGACTTTAGCCATGCGTATTTGTGCAGCGGTCAAAGCATCCTGATAGCGAGTATCTGGGTCTTGGTCGTAATAAATACCAACATCGCCATGACTAAGAGGAGTCGTAGGTTTGGTCATGCGTTCGTAGTAGTCCATAGACGACTTACCAACAAGGTCTCCTTCTTTATACGACGCAATACCGCCTTCTGCCATGTTATATACAGTAGGTGTATATTGATAATCCGCTGGATTAGCCTGTCGCCCTTGAAAGTCAGAAGACATTTTGTACTTACTCAAAGGGCCGTTGTATTCAGCAGTTGGCCCAAGACCTTTCTTCTCTTTTCTATTTGCATATTGAAGCGCATTCAAGCCCATCGAACCAGCCGAGAATGGATTTTCTTTGACATAGTTAAGCGCTTTGTTAAAGCCAGCTTCTAAACCAGAAGGCTCAGAAAGTGGCGCAGATGCGCCTGTCATACTGGGGGGCAATCTACCACCGGGCACTTGGGCGAGTTGTTCTTCCACTGGGTTATAAGACTGGTATGGCGCATTCATTGCCGCGCCGGGCTGCGCAGCAGGATTATTCATTGCAGACTGAACTGGATCTGCACTTGTTTGGGGGAAGCTCGCGTTGGTTGTGTTAGCAAAGCGTTCTACTTGTTCTAAGCCTTGTGGTTGATTCTGAATCAATTCTTTTGTTGTGTCCAATCCCGTTTCAGCCACTTGCCCTAAATCTTTATAATTTGATAGATTAGAAGTTAATTGTTGGATCTGTGAGGGATCTAACGTGTCAAGAGGAACATTTGATAAATTTTGGAAAAGCCCAGAATTAGCGGCCTGCACAGCATTGGCTTGTTGTTGAGCAACTAAAGCTTCGTTAATACCCGCTTGACCAGCGCCGCCAAGTCCTTGAGCAACCCCCGAGCTAAGAGTTTCTGCTAAAGGCGCTCCGCCCAAAGCTTGTCCAGCCAGTGAACCACCAAACTCACCAAAGAGTCCCGCCCCCGCGCCAAACAACTCACCCGCACCAAGCGCATCAAACGCCGCAGCAGTACCAAACTCTGCGCCTAACGCAGTACCAAATATCTCCGGTGCGGCTACTTCAAATGCAGTTATGAACATACTATTACTCCTTGATTTCGGGAGACTCTAATCCAGTCCCACGTAAATTATGTAAACAACAGAGCACAACATCATCCGTCAAGGTCTTGAAGTAGTGCAGTTTTTCAGCCGAAACCGTGATTACAGCAGGTGCGGTGTATTGTCCAATAAATTCATCGTTGTGCCAAACTTCTACTGTTCCACGTGAAACAATCGTCGCATGGTCATGCGCATGGGAATGTTGCGGCATGATGGTCTGAGCCTTTTTCACCAAGTATGAACGAATCCAAATATCGTCCACCTCATCGAACTGGATATATTCGGGGTCTATCTGTCTGTAATTAGGGTTTGTACTTAGATTATTCATGGGAAGAGCGCCGACACAAATGTTGCGCTAATAATAACGGCGGGGGATACTGGATGCACGGGCGCTGTTCCGGGCGGGTAAGTACCAGCTACTGTGTCTCCGGAATCTGAAGCCATCATTAACTGAATATAATCACCAGCGTTTACAGGCGTAACTAAGTTCCAAGCTGCGATAGTAGCGCCTAAAGTGGTGCCGGGGCCAATAGGAACAGTTACAACCCCAGCCGTATTTGGGATGTCAACATTGTTTTGTTTAAACCAAAGGGTTACGTTATCTATTGAACTTTTACCGTTTAAAAGCTGAATACTAAACTGGATGTTATAAAACCCAGAAACAGCAAAAACAATCTTGCTGCTATCTGCGGGGTCTAAAGATATTTGATTGCTGGAATCTGTTGTATCGTATGGAATAGCTAAAGCTGTAGTTGCGGAAGGTACTGCCTGAGCTTCTGTTACATAAAGACCTGCGGCGTGTGAAGCACCTGATGAACCATACTGCGATCTGGTAATACCCGTAAATGTAGTGGCAGTTTTGCCTGTGTAGCTAATTAATTCTTTTGCAATAATAATAGTTCCCGCAGATGCAAACCCGGCAGTTGAACCAACAACAATAGCCGCAGTTGAACCTGAAGTTGGTATAGCGTTGGTTAAAGTTGTATACCCATCTTGATGAAACGCCCCATAGGGGAAC